TTAATTAATTTTTTCTCTGATTAAGCGCTTTCGTTTTTAATCGGTGGACACAGTGATGGACATAAAACCAAAACTACCCACATATCATGGGGCGCATCTTACACTGTCTGTGCGTTGCGTGAAAGCTAGTGCCGGACTGTGTTTTGTAAGGGTGGGTATAAGCCCCCCCCAGCGCCCAAGTTAAATTGCCGGGGTCCATCCCGGCACATCAGCTTAACGGTTACGCTTAAAGTTAAAGTGCAGCCACATATCGGACAAATACCCCGCAAGGAAAGGAACATCGCTCGCCGGTATAGGGCCGCCCTGGGTGTTTTCAAGGAAACCGCAGAATCGCCCAGGATAGCCAGGTTGCGGCCCCCACTCAGAACTGAACACGTTATCCATGATTGCCTTTGCGGCACCCACAGTGGACGTTCTGTCCGCGCACAACAGGATATAAACCGCATTCAACCAGTGCGTTGTTTTCCCACGACGCGACTCTGAGTTATTCATGTCAATGTCACGAAGTGCCCCATGCCCTGCTGTGGCGATTAACGAGTATGTGTAACTGCTCATATTCGTGAGCGGCGTTCTCCCAATGAGGGCGCATGAGGACAGATAGAAATAGCTTGTCCAGTGCGTGTAGCTCATCCACAGGTCATGCGTTGGTCGGTTGTCGTAGCCGTCACCCAGGATGTTCTCAATAAACACATAATTCGTGTTGATGATATTTTCCATCGAGTTAAACAACGCCAGATAGCGACCATCGGTATCCACCCCCGCATAGATAGCCAGCGCCAGGAACCGCATTCCAATAGTTCCGGCATTTGACGGCGGAGTGATCCCGGTCATACTGCCATCCAGTGGGCATAGCTTGACGGTTTGCGCATTGGCAGCAGTGATTAAAGCATCGCCCATTGAGCTGAGTTGCGCCTTTAACGCAGCCATAATGGCCGTATTGCCTTCTCGCTCTGCCTGTCGGTAGATCCACTCCATTGCAATGATCGTATCTGATGCCGCGAACTGTAAAAGCATGCGCCCGGCGAGATACCGCTCCCCCATGTTAGGCGTGATCCACGAAACGCCATATGACGTATATTGACGATATTTAAAATCCTCGAATATGTCGTTCAGCGTTCGCATGCCATAACGGATATAGTTATAGATATGCGTTGCATACGGTGTCCACGGCCTACGATTATCAGGTACCCCAGTAGAGCCACCAATCCCCGCCGCCGCCGGAGTATCAAGAAATTCGAGGATCGCCTCCGATATTTCCCCTGCCGTTTCAAGAACAGACTTCCGCGCCTGGCTAGGCCACATTCCGGCATTAAGATGCCCTACCGGCCGGTTATGGTTGCGCGTGGCTATCGCTGTTGGATCTGTCAGTGTTTCATTCAAATCAACCCAGCTTTCCATTGACCACGCCCAATCCTTTTCCACGGGCCAGTTAAGGAAGGAGTAATTTGTCGCCGACGTGTATCGCCATCCGAAAGTAAAATCGCCCGCAGTGGCGCTGTTTAGCGTCATTACATCAAAATAGGTTCTATCGGGCCCCCAGTTCGTACCGTCCCGGTGAACGTCATGGGTGGTGTGGATCATCCCTATGGAGTAACGCCCAAGTGCGCCGTTATACACCATGGTCTTTCTCTTGTAGTCCGACGTGTAACCTGATGCCAACCGCGGATTATAAGAAGAGTGAACACCAAAGAGGATGCCAACGGGGATCTGTTTTACAGCAACGAATTTACTGTATACCCGCACGCGCCCTGATTTGAAGATGCGATATACCGTTGTCACTTTGAGCGAGTTTTCTGCCAGGCTCCCAAGCGCAGGGTTATAACCAACAACCTCTACCTCAGTGAATACAGGGCCAGAGTTTACCACCCGGATTGACACGCCAAGCCGGTATTGAGTCGTAGTAACCACGCCATCAACGAGAACAGCAAAGTGTGTTGTGTGGCGGACAGCCAAATCATTTCCGTTTTTAATCACCCGGCTCAATGTGTAACTGTTAGCATTGGAGAAAATATACTTAACATTGTTCACATCCAATGAAACAGACTTACTGTCATACCATTTGAGTTGCGGGTAATCTGATGTAATACGGGGCTTAGGGAAACTTCTTGATTGCAGATCTAAATATTTCATCTCCCCGCTTGCCAGTGAGCCTTCAAATAGAACAGAACCCGAGGCTAACGAACCATCCGCGTGATAGGCCATGTTTAATTGCTTCCGCAGGTTAATATGGTCTTCGCCAGCGAACTGACACGGATACTCATTGCCGTCTTTATCCGTTAAGAAAAGCGCCTCGGAGTCAGGCACTTCACCAGGCGAGAATTTTACACGTAGCTCCATCGGTTGGTTGGAAAAACCTTGTGAACATTCGTTCTTTAAATCTGCAACTTTTCTTGTCGCTGCCCCACCAACTACTTTCCTGTTTGCAGGCTTTTCGTTTGCAGACACGTCAAAATAAATATCAGGGCCAGCATTGCTTTGAAAAACGTAATCTCCCGCAGTCGCTTCATACTGGAAGAATTGGGAAACATCATTGTACGTTTTAACGTTAGCAACATCAGCATCAGCTGGGTGAGTCAAAAAATCACAATTTTTGGCAATGCTGTTAAGGTAAGACAGAATGCTGTAGTTATCAGTCGGGTTGTACCCGGCCGCTGTCATTTCGGAAGGCGTGATAACAAATTGGATGGCACCAACAGTCTGGTGATTGGATACCCCGCGTTCGGTCGCCGCAGCAATGCTGCTGTAGTTCATCGAGGCGAATACCCCGGACAGATCATGAATCTGTTTCATGTCTGCGCTTGGGGTAAAATTAAATTTCCCAGGGATTTGATAACGAACTCGAATGATAGAGTCGTTAACTTCAGCTATCTCTGCGCTAAACAAATCAGAAAAGCGAACCCGATTAAAATTCGTCTTTAGCTCACCACCGATGTACATGGTGTTCGGCGGTAAGAACCAGCGTCGAGCCACCTCGGCCCCTGACGTGAGTGACAGATACCACGCAATGAATAGGCTGATATCTCCAATGGAGATTGAAGAGATTTTAATTACCGCTGAGCCAGGCAAATTAATGCCATCGCCAATATTAAATGCGCGAGGGAACGTGTCTGCTGTAAATGCTGATTGTGCTATTTTTGCATCAAGCCTTGCAACTTCATTTGCAATGTAATCAGAGCCGGGAAGGCTTGCAACCTGCAGTGCTGAACCATTGTTATTTTTATAGTAAATGAACCCTTTATCGCCGCCCTGAGCTACTCGGAACAATTTACCGTCCGGAGTCCCTGCCAACCCGGAAATCGTCCCATCAGGGTCTTCGGTGGTGATGTAGTAGGTATTAGCATCCGCAATGTTCTGGGCATTTTCAGCATAAACACTTGCCGCTTCCTCTGAGATTTTTGCTGATAACATTGATGATTCAGCACCTTCAGAATATTCTTTTGCGGCCTCTTCTGAGGCTGCCGCAGATTGTGCTGACCGCTGCGCTTCGTTAGAAAAATCCTCTGACTTACTGGCGTTTTCAGAAAATGATTTAGCCTCTGCAGCTGCAACTTCAGCTATTGATGCGTATTTTTTGGCGGATGCTGTGTCTGTTGTGGCCATATTTTTTCTCAAAATAAATAAGGCGCATTTAGCGCCTTTAAGGGTTGATTTTTATTACCATTCGATTATCACAATACCTGACTTACCTGCTCCGCCGTTATAGATTGAGCCAGTAAGGTCTGGGTCATAGGCCCCACCACCACCAGAACCATAAGCAGATCCGTTGATCCCCCCCAGGTTTCCTGACCGGCCACCGCCTCCCTGTGATGATGCCCCGCCATAACCTGACATGAGTGATGACCTTGCTTGACCATCTCCCCCATAACCGCCAGTTATATTTGTATTACCCCCTGATGCTGTACCACCTGCACCACCTGCCGTAAATATAGGTGCATATCTTCCTCCCTCACCTCCGGCTGCAGAACATAATCCGGAGACAGATGAAGATCCTCCGTTCCCTCCAGGAGCCGCCCCTGGACCTCCAGCCCCTCCATTGCCAACCACCACAGATAGAGATGAGCCAGGTATTACTCCAAAATAACCAATTGCTGTACCACCCGCGCCACCACCTGAACCAGAGAAGGTATTGCTAAGAGAGGAGGCTTGGCATCCACCGCCGCCACCGCCGCCGCCAACACATGTGACTTTTATTCTTGTTACTCCGGTTGGCACCGTAAATGAACCACTCCCTGTAAAGGTCATCATTCCTCTAGGCTGGGTATAGGAGGAGATATTTGTCCCATCGCAGTATATTTTCATAACTGATTTTGATGTTGATACAGCCCCAGAAGCACCGGATGCTGTGGTAATGCATGTTACGGTAAACCCTCCCGTAGTGTTGTTTTCCACAGTCCACTCTTTTTGCCATGGTGGGAAGTAAAGATACAAGTTCGCAGTAAGAGCACCGTTAATTATTATCCTATCCTTCGAGGCAAGAAGAGTTGAAAGGTTACCATTGGCGTTGGTCATATTAACTGTAGAGGACCCATATCCATTAATAGGCACCCACCCTGTTGAGGTCGCCCCTGGAGCCTCTGGTGAGTTAGCGTTATTCTCTGTGGTATTTAACCAGCAACCTGAGAATAAACTGTTTGGTAAAATCGCCCCTTTTGGATAACCAGATAAATTAGTGGAAAAGGCAGAATCAAACGGATAACCCATCCCAGCATCTTGCCATTTTTGTTTTATTGTCACGGCATATAATATGCCGTTCATATCCTTGCCTTTTGGAGGTTTCCCGCCAGCACTTATTGGGGTCATCGTTAATGGAGGAAACCCACTGTCAAATGTAGCACTACCATCAGATAACGTGGAGCTTGAGGAATCTATAGGGATGCTGTTTTTATCACCATTTACTGAAAACGCTTTTAGTGTCCGAGATGGGATATCTGAGGAATTCATTTTATACCTGCTGTTCGATATTTACAGTGACACCGGCTGGTGATGGAAGGGCTCCAGAGCTTTGGACAATTGCCAACTCTACAGTTGAAAGCTCAAACTCAAAAACATACGTCATCACCATCCCTCCATCGTTCCTAACGTAGGCCTTACCACTACTACCGAACATGTACATAAGCATTTTGTTCATGTTTGGTATTGTGCAATCCGTTATGTTGGCCATTGCCTTTAACATGATTAGCTTTCGATATGCGTCATTTGTCAGGGATATAGTCGATGTTTGTTGTTCGCCAGTGTAAAACGGAGCTTGGTCGAATGGCTGTGGATCATCTATTACTGGAGTTGTGTTTGTAGCCTCCCCATATCCGAAAAACTTTTCACTTGGCGTTACGGTTAAAAGTCGACTAACAACAACTATTTTACCCCATACATCTAATCCATATGTGTCGGCTGTTTCTATGTTCCAAATGACATCGTAAAAATCATCCAGAAACTTCTCTGTATCCATTGTTGTATTGAAGGTTTCTATGATGCTTCTTAATTTTGGACTTCCTGCATATTGTGCAAGGATTGTGTCTGATGGGATATCCATTAAGTCACCAATTCAACAACAATGTTAGTTGCGTCAATTGTTGGAATTTGGTCAATACCAAACTCCACAGAAGATGAGAACGTAGTTCCGTTTTTCGACAATGTTATACCAAGAATATTGATATTTGATTGGTCTATAGCCTGCACGCCAGCGTAGTATCGGCCTGCAAATATCTTTGACCCAATCCGAGCCCTTGTGCCACCATCCTCCCCATTAAAAGCGCTGATTATCGCCTGCTGGATAAGAGATGTAATATTTGATGGGAGGGAGTCATTACTTTCTATTTCAACCTTGAAATGGACGCTTACCGCTGCTGGTGTAACCCATTTAATCGTATATTCAGGATAGGGATAAACGTAATTCTCATCATCCTGCACAACAAATGTGGTGCTGCCGTTCATGTTGACTCCTGGAGGGGCGGAATTGAATATTGCGTTTCCCACTCCGCTTTCTGAGCCGCCATACACTGCCACGTAAATTGAATGGGCTAATACGCTGTAGTTCGTCGCGCCCTTATTTACTGCAGAACTGGTCTTATTGTCAGTCACGTAGGCATCTGAAACGCCATCCACTGCCAGCACCGCTGCGTACACTGATGCCAACGTATTTCTGGCATTCTTTGCAACAGATTGCTTGCGCCGATATTCAAAGTTAGCCCGCCCCTCCACGTCATTACCCAAGACACCAGCCGCCAAATTGCTTACGCTTGACCAGCCAGTGACTGCTCTATAAATCGTATTTAGCGCCCCAATTGGGCATGCTATAGGCCCGGTCGCTTGATTCTGAAACACTACATCTACCGACCCGGATGCAGGTATGGTTACCGGTGATAGAGAATAATAAAGATATCCACTGGCATCCTGGGCGATGCTGTTTGCTGGGATGACTGTGCCAACCAACCCTTCACACACTCCCGTCACAAGAGTTCCAGTGGCGGCAATTCGGTCGATAAAGTAAATCCGAGCGATGCCGTCTTGGTATCGCCCATATGTATAGTCAGGGTTAATCAGATTGGTCAGCTCAGCCAGTTCGTCGTTTTTTGCTGCGATGATGGCTGTATCGCTCATTGCGATCTGCCCTTGCGGAGTGGTTAGACTGGTACTCATGCCTCCGCCCATAGCTGTATCCAGATCGCTCAAGCGGCCATTAAGTATGTCTAGCTCGTCAGGAATGGCCAAGCCGGTTTCGGTGATCGTCACCGCAGGTACGGCGGTTGTTACTACTACTGAATCAGCCATGAATGCCTCAGAGTTGAATGGTGCTTTCTACGTTATTCGTATCGGTGATGACCATGACGCCAGATGCTTTACGGTCCGACTGGCCAATGACGATTGAGCAGGTTGCTGATTGGACGTATGGCAGCTTTTTAGCTTCGGTTTGCAGCTTGGTATTGACGTACTGGGTTCCTGGCCAGTGGCCTAGAATCTTCTCGTAGTAGGGCAATCCAAGTGTGGTGTCATACCAGCATTCCCCCGCGAACGTGCTGCAGGCTGTGGCGACATCTTGCGCAACTGCGTAGGGGTTTTCTGTCTGCGCTATGTTGCCAAAATCATCAAGCTGCAAGTCCCAGGTATCAGTGTTCAGAAGCATTGACTTCGTGATCATGTTTTCTCCGGGCATAAAAAAACCCGCCGGAGCGGGTTAGCATTAATGTAAGTTATTTATTTTCTATCTAGTTTTCGGGGGAAAATCTTGCTTATGGCAAAGCAAAAGCAAATCGGAACGACCGCCCATGCTATTGACACAACCGCGAGAGTTATTCCTGACATTGAGCCTGAAGTGGCTCCTATTGCTGAATCAGATGAAATTGGTAGTCCATACATCGCATATAGACTTGTCAGAAGGGGGAATATCCAGATATATCGCATGCTCACTCCGGCTGTGAAGTCGTTGACCCGCCAGATTCTACTCCACCGTGGACGTGGGTGTCGACAATCACACCAGTTGCAAGCTTAAGCCTACCATCAGGCAAAATTTCAAGCCCATTAATCACAACTCCATTCGGGGCAGTTATCCGGATCTTATCTGTGAATGCAATTGTTTGTGTTGGAATCTGATTCAGAACCCCTCCGAGATAAACAGCATCAGATAGGCTGTGCATTCGGTTAGATCCGGGCAATGCGGCAGCGCCAGTTTGCTTAATGGCGCTAATGTCTCGGTCACAAATTAATGCCAAGCCTATATCCCCAACGGACGGGTCCATGATGATAGCGCTGACTCCGCTCTGAAGCCTGAAGAATGGAACCCCTGTTATTGTACCTCTATCAACTTTATCCCCTGATCCAGTAAAGGCATGCAGTAATGGCATGATACTTAGCCCAGAATCAGTGATGTCGGTAACGCTGCACAATGTCACAAAGCAATGGCGGTCAAGGAATCTGCGCATGACAAATTCCATAGTATTCGCATCAGTGTTGGTGTCGGTAGGTTTTGTGGTGAGCATGTTGTTCATCAATATCTAACCGCCTTGGTATTCATCTTGATAAGCTCCATGCTCGAATTCCACTGGCCACCTTCAATCCACGAGGTTATGTAGTGCATAGCCCCACTGATTTGATAATCTCCAGAGGCATTGGGTAGGGATGTTTCAACGGCAATCTGCCTTCCAACCACGATATCGCTACTAAATGAGGTTATGACTAACAGCCCTTTATCTGTGAATATTGGATAACCGATCATTCCTTTGTCTGGGGAAGTGGAAAGCTTCACGCCATCCACGACTCCATTTTGCGGCCACATAGTGACAGTAGATATCCCAATAGTGAGGTTTACCCCGGCATCACTGGCCGCGGTTCTCATCTGCTGGACAATGTTGCCCTGATAATAAGGATCACTAAGCGGTAGCCCTACCGCGCCATTATTTACGAATGAAAGGCCTGCTGACGCAGCCATGGCTGATATCACTTTCTCCGCTGTTTGAGAACCAGGCGCGGAAAATGGAGCTGATTTTTCTACCTGCCCTTTGTAGTGAGCGTTGGCGCTGAGCACCAAAGGGATGTCAGGGGCTTGGTTGTAGTCACCCATCGCATCATAAATAAAACCTTCAAAGATTGGCTCATCATCTGCCCACACCTTCATCCGGTTAAACTGAGGGCCGTCAATCCACACCCCCTTGTAACTGAGGACTGCCATGTGGTCTATCGATAGCCCCCAGATTTGCAGCGTCATTTCCGTCCCAGACATGCCACCATAGCCAGAAATAGCGGCATAGCATCTTGCAGACTCAATTGACAAGACTGTGCTTCCTTTGTCATCAAAACTCTTGCCATTTTCAAGTACAAACTGAACTGATATTTTTCTTATTTTATAGGACATTAAGCAGGCTCCATTTCTTCTTTGGTGGCATAAAAAAGCTGGAACCTAGCACCTAGCTCGTCGTAAACAGGATCTTCCTCACTGACTGTGTCAGCAAAGAATAATTCACCACGCAGCCCGAGGTGAGCATACCTAACTAGCTTATTGCAGTTTAAACAGACTACCCCCTGGACTATCCATAAGCCATTCAAGGCTACATCGATAAATAAACCAGTGGTTCTTTGTACCAGGCGAATTTGGCAGTCTTGACCATCCAGCGTGATTCCAACCTGCTGGGCCTTGATGGGCTGAAGTGTTATCGTCTGCATTAAGAAAGCCCCGAAACAAGCTCCGTTACGGCCTCAGAAAGCTTGTTGATAGATGATGTAGCTGCACCGTTTATTGCACCAGTCACGCCGCTAGTTGACTCACTAATTGATGATGATACTGACGTGGCCACTTTAGTTGCGGCGCTTGAAATGGAGCTCTTAAGGCCTGAAAGCGCCCCTTTTACATCTGTAAGAGATGATTCAGTTACTCCTGAATTTCCTATCACAGTCCTTCCATTAGCTGATTTGATATCTGAAACCTTGCCGGGCTCGCTCTGTCCGCCAGTAGCATTAGAAAGGGTGACATTACCCATGTCCCTAATGGACTGAAATACGGCCGATACGATTAACAAGGTGACCTCTTGCCCAGATATTCTGTAATCATAATGGGTTAAATCATACTGCTGATATGTCGTGTCTGGAGTTTCGATGTCATACAAATTGGCACTTTCTACCATTTCATCTAACTTAGTCAGAACGTCAGTTCTGCTTGTTAGGGAGAAATTGGTAAGGTTTGGTATTGCCCCGCTAAACCCAGTCCACCCCTCAAAAGCAAAGGTAACTCTAATTTCCCCTGGGCGATTTACTTTGTTGTAAGAGCTATAAGTCCCCTTCTCTACCGGGGCGATTGTGACCGCCGAATCCTTTACAACCTCCACACCAATAAATGAAGTTGGATTAAGCGCCTTTGTTGGAAATGTTGAGTTATATATCCCATACCCAGGGGAAAGAGTGCTATTGATTATTGATAGCAACCCTCCGCCGCGGATGGCGTTTAACAGCGTGGTCTGATTGAGTGAGAAAGCCATTATCCTGATACCCCAGAGGAAAAAGCCGTGGCCAAGCTTGACCTGCCGATCTTGCTCTTGGCGTCTGATAAAATGTCACCGACAGTTTTAACGTCGTTACCCACCTGAACCTTCCCGATGTTGTAGGTGTTGGTATCAGCTTTAGAGTTATTGGTTACGTTGCTATTTACGTGATTTTGGGCTGTAGCTGCCGACCCTACCTGTAGACCAGCCAATACCTTTGGCACATAGTTGCGAGTTTCTTCTGGGGCCATGCCAAGACCTTTCTTTTGAACGTTGCCAATGCCCCAGTTGTAAGCCGCAATTGCTTCATGTAAGTTGCCGCCCGTCTGCTTAAGAAGCTGAGAAAGGTATTTTGCCGCGGCGCTGGCGGACTTCTCAGGATCAAAAACATCCCCACCACGCAACCCCATATCTTTCGCCGTGGCGTCCATGAACTGGAATAATCCCTTGGCCCCAGCGCCTGATACTGCAAACTGATTACCGCCTGATTCAGTGGTCGCAACGCTACGAAGAAGCCCTGCAGGCAGATTGAACTGTTGCTCTAGTTGTGAGAACTGTGAACCCATCCAATCTAGAAGTCTCTTGCCGGCACCCTTTGCCTGTGGAGCTCTGATTGATTGCGCCTTTTGCTCTGGCTCTTCAGTAGAAAGCCCCAAAAGGCCATACGCCCAGTTACCAAATTGAGATGCCTTTTCCTTTAGATAGCCGCCCACTTTGTTTGCTCCAACCCTCTCCCCAGCCGCCTTGACTGCATCGCTTCCAGGCAGAATGTTAAGAAAATCGACAACTTCTTTTAATATTCTATTGAGGTTACCTATGGAGGTTACTGCTTCATTCACCGTTGGGACAAAATCCTTAAATCCGATAAGGATTTCATCAATAGCGGAGCGAATCTCTTTGGGGTGAGACTTCATCCATTCGGCTAGATCTTGAAGCCAGTTAGTGAAGTCTTCCAAGTATGGTTCTAGCGATTGATAAATGATTATGCCGATGTTATTGAGCGTCTGCTCAAGCTCAGCCATAGCCTTACGCATTCTTTCTGCAGCCTTAACGGCTGCATCATTTACTCCAGAGTCACGAGTAAACCGGTCTATCTCTCCTATGGATTTTCCAGATGCACTCCACTGCTGCCATGCATAGCTACGCCCGAACTCTTGACCAAAAGCCCGTTGTTGCTCGAGGTTTAACTTGCTGAAATTAGCTTCTATCTTTCGATTGACAGTTTCTGTCGAGTCATTGAGAACGTCTATTCCTGCGCCGGTCATATTACTGAACCGCTGAATATCGGTGAGGATCTGGTCCTGCCCTCTCCCTGCTCTTAATTTTTCTTGGGCATCGCTTATTTTCGAGAATGATGCAGCTATTTCTTGCGCAGAAACACCAAACGCCTTCCCTGCCTGAATCCATCCATCTAGAGATTTCGCAGACATACCGAAAGCTTTAGATGCTATCCCAAGATCATTAAGCTTTGATGAGAATGAGGACATGAAGTCCTGAAGTCCCTTAAGGGAAAGCGTTACACCAGCTAGGGCAATAATTTGATTTCGAATGCCTGAGAAGAAAGCAGCAGCTTGCTTGCCAGATGCCTCCATTTGTTTTCCGGTGCGCTCGCCTTTTTTCTCTGTTTTATCTAGTGATTCCTGGACTTCTTTTGAGTCCTTTTTTATCTTTTCTTTGGTTTTGTCAAATTCATCACGGGTTTCTTCCTGCCCCTTTTTGAAAGAGGATGAATCCAACCCCAGAGTAACAACCAATGCATCGATAATCGTCGCCATCAGCGTTCCTCTTTTGAGTTATTTAGAATTTTGGCGTTGTAGTTGTCGACCGTTATAACTTCTATTAGCCGCCATAGGTCTTCCAACCCGTAAACAGTATCCAGCTCATGAAGAGAGGCCTTGCCGCTTGAGACCACTGCGCCAATTGTTTTTGGCAGATTCTTATATTCTGCAAGGCCTCGACCAGCGCCTGGATTTGCTGATGGGGGAATATCTAGGTCTAGGCGGCGGTTATAAAATCCACGTGCAGATTGAATACTTCGGCTCGAAGTTTAAGCCTGGTGCCAACCTCTTCAATATCGCTCTCAATAAGCTGGCGCTTAACTGCGTGATTCTGCGGGTCTGGCACAAACTGTACGCAGGTCATGATCTCATCAAGTAGTGGCTTTGCCTCTTCAAATGGAACCTTTGCAAGCAATCCGAGACCTACCTTGGCCAACCCAGCCATGCCAAGATCGGCAAAGTTATCTGGTAATTCCACTCCACCTTTCGCCATTGCCAATGCACAACGAATTGCCCAAGCCTCTGCTTTTGACGCTGGCATTTCCTGGATGAAAAATACCTTACCTTCGTCTCGACCCTTCGTCCCGGTAACTTCGTGGAAAAGTTCTTTGCGAGCCATGTGAATCCTTATGAGTTATATGGTTCTGATGTCACCGATTCCCACTCAATCTGATATGGGATTTGCTGCAGTACGCGGTTAGCGTCTGGATGCAGGCGAGAACGAAGCAGAACCCCGTTGGTGAGGGTAAATTTACGGCCAATTGCTGGCATGATGATCGTCGCATTGCAGCGGAAAACTGCGATTGCAGTGCGTGATGTCTGCGCCCAAGTTTCGAAGATTTCTCGGCTAGGGCTGTCCGGCATAATCGTGATGGTCTGAATGTATTGCCCAAACACGAAGCCAGCCGAAAGCTTGCCATCAGCCCCACGAACGGTAACGGCATAATCAGTATCGCTTACAGCGAACATCGCATCTGCAGCGTACCCCTGGAGAACTTGAGCAGTCGGATACAGATTGGTGACCGAGAGCGCATAGGTGGCGTCGGCACTAGTAATTGTGTTGCTCATTATTGTACCTCGATGCTAGCCAGGGTGAGTTTCTGCAGGCTGCCGCCGTCACAGTAGTAGAAGGTCATGCTCGGTGATGTGCGCGCGGCGCGCTGCTCTGGTGTTGCGTCTGCGATAAACAGATACCAACCCTTGGCCTGCAGCGTAGAAGAAATATCCACACCAACGGCATTCTGAATTTGCGACTTCTGAGAACCAGACAGTGTGATACCGGTTCGAATACCGCCGAATGCAACGCCCTGCGCGATGGTGTCGGCAAAGGAAGCCTCAACCGCGGCCTTCATCGCGTTGTTGTATGGGTAAGACCGGTTAGCCTGGAACATCTCGATCGCGTCTTGCATCAGGTTGGCGTTCAGCCAAATCTGGAAGCAGAATGAATCAAGCCATTTGAAATCGCCGGTGATAGTGCCATCAGCCCAGTATTTAGTGCTGTAGTTGTTAGCGCTGTACGCACCATAGAAATTGTAGCCATTGGCGATTAGTACATCATAGGTGCTTGAGTCACTTACCTGAGCCAGCAAGCCATCCAGCGAGCGGAATTTAAATGGCACTCGGCCTTCAGCTCTATCAAAGTCTAGCGAAGCCGCATACCCAAGAACTGAGGCAGCATGAACCTGCTGGCCGTACACCGGCACCGTTTGACCATAGCTGTATGTGTTGATGAGTGCATAAGTCAGGTTATCGGTGCTGTCTTGCACAATCGCATTAGCGCTGATGTCGTGGGCAACATAACCGAACCGGTAGTTCTGAGCGCTTGCCCATGCAGCAAAGGCTAAGTGCTGGGCCTGGTCGCAAGTAAATGCAGTGGTAAAGAGTGCGAACCCTTGGCTAACTGCTAGGATGTCCTGCATCACATCAGCCACCAGGGCTGTATCTGCGCCCTGAGACAATACCGCACCTGAAGCAGCTGTTAGACGCAACCCTGCTGACAGCGTTCCTGTAGCATAGGTAATGGTGCTGCTATCACCATCTGTTGCAGATGAGATGATGAAAGCCTTGGTATTAGTGTCCCACACTACGTTCACGCTAGAGCCGATACCGGTCTTAATCAGCGTTGCTGCATTGTCAAAACTAGTTGCTGCACTAAGAGAAATGCTTGTAGATGTTACCGGAGTTCCGTCTACGGTCAGGATAATTGTGCCGGTCAGCAACTTCAGCTGTGCCAGGGTTACATCGGCCATTGAGGCTGAGCGCAGAAACGCCGAAATGTCTTCGGTATTGAACTGTGAGTACAGTAAATTTCCGGGCTGTTTAGTCGAGCCCTTATAGCCAGCAAAGTAGATGGTTGCCATTGCTGCTTCCTGTGATGCGCTGCCGAAGTATTTGGCCACGTCTTCATCAGAGGAAAACGATAAAACCGATCCAACCGGTGCATAAGCGCTGTCGGTCAAAATCAGCCCGTTCAAATCAAGCGCCGTGCCGCCTGCAGCAAGCACGCCCGGATTGATTTTCACGTCTTTGGTAATAGGAATTGCCATTTATGCATTCTCCGGTGGGAATTTTGTGTCGACTTCAACTATGCCGACTTCGATGTTGTCCATGAATTGCATTGGAGTTGTGATTGCGGCGTTTACCTGAGCTGAGAAATCTAACGTCCAGCGCGATTCATACTGCTGTTCGCCGTTGATCATCGTTGTCTGGTGTGGTTCGCCGGAGTAAAGCGGCCTAATGTCGTACCCCATGGATTTAAACTGCTCTACGGAATATTCAGAGCGGACCATGGTTGCGACGATAAGCGAGTTTGATTGAGCGGTTTCGCCGTAGAAATCGAGCTGGCATCGCCAAACGTTTGTGCGTGTTGTTTGCTGGGTCCCGCCAGTGACCGTCCCTGGGTCGGTGTATGAATATCGGTTGGTCGACAGTCCATTCACTCCCAACGGTGTCATTGTGCAGAAATCACCGCCTAGCATCGGCACTCGGTTTTCTTGCGCCAGCACCACTTCAGTGCTTATTAAGGACAATAAAAAACCGCGCAAGGCGGTTGTGATGTCGTCATCTGAAATGCTGATAGAGGCAGCCATTATGTTTGCCTCTGCAGGTTAACCACGAACTTGCACCAGTCTGGCCACTCTTCAAGCGGTTGGACAATCAGCCACTCTTCGCCGTTGACGATTAGTAGATCGCCGCCCTGCTGTTTAGGCCGGTTGACGCCATTGAAGTTTCCGTTAACGTAGGCGGCCTTTACGACACCCTGAAGGTTTAACCCATCGATATGCATCAGGTCTTTGTAACTGAGAGCCTGCAGCTGCACAGAGACGTCTGTGACTGAATAAGAAGGTTCCCGCTTGCCAGACGGCAATGTGGTGCTTCCAGTGCTGATTTTTATCTGCGCCGGTACGAATGGGTTAACCGTGCCGATTGCTCCGCTCACAATTCCGTGTAGGTTCATTCAATCTCCTTCACGTCATAGTCAACGCTGTTAAGCATGTTCCCAGTGTCGATAAGTGGCTTATCAAACCCTTTCTTCTTGATTGTGTATGGCGAAAGTGGAGGTTCTACTAGCTCACGAATTGAGCCTTGCAGTTGGTCTTTAATTCGCTCACCCATCAGTTGAAGGGCTTTCTCTCCATCAAAATCAACAGCCTTAATCACCTTTCCGACCTCTAATGGCCATGCAGGCAAGTTGGCTGCGATCATGTTTCTGAAGAAAGGACGTGGAGGTTGATTATTGCCAGGGTTTCCAAACTCGTTGGAAGCCGCAATTGTTGCAACATACTCACCATTAGGGTATGTAGCGTTCTCCAGAAATCCGACGCGCAACAATGTGCCATCTCCAAGCTTATCCATCATCTCTTTCAGCTTTCGCTCCATCTCACCGCCACCGCTTAATTCAATGGTTGCCATGCCTCACCTCCGGATGAATGACCTGCGGTTGTAATGGTATGGATACATTGAAGGGGAGCTTCCCGGGACGTAGCGAACGGTTCGATAAGGCAGAGTTGCTTGCCAGTAAGCAGCACCGTATGGCGTTTGCATGTACCACCAAGAGGAGGCACTAGAAGGCCCTGCATCAGTGGATACTGAAACCGAGCCCTCGGATGCGCTTGTAATCCTGCCAACTAGGCCGGTAGCCTTTTGCCCATTAACCCCAGAGTTCAGGGTCGCGATATGGGCTACAAGCATGTTTAAATATACCGCCCTGACTGCAACGTCGCAGACTTGGCTGGTATCAGTGTTATTCAGATAGACCGTTGCCTCTGTGAAGTACGCATTCAGCAACTCGTCACTTACGGTATCGAATTCCGGATAACGTTCGCGGAATGCGGCCACATCAAAGACAACGATAGCCATCTTTTAACCCTTAGCCTTCATGGCTTCTTTATCAACCTCAATGCCAGCCATCGGCTTGTCTTGTGGCAACCCTTCCAAACCTGATTTCACTTCAGCATTTTCAGCTGCTTTTGCCGCGGCGCTGTTGGCTTTTGCTTGCGCAAACACCAGCTCATTCTTCACGTATGGCTGGTCTTTATGAACAGCCATCCACTTTTCGAATGAGTCTTTATCAACACCTTCGGTCAGGCCGTAGCCGCCGACGATGTTCGCAGAGTTTCCGCCGTTGAGTTGGACGGTATAGCCATCCTGTTGAACGATGAGGCCATTAGGCAGTTTGCAGCCTACGGTTAATGTTTCAGCCATTTAGTTACACCCCGACCATAGTTGCGATTGCCAACGGCTGGCGAATGATTGCGCCCCAGGTGCCGCCAGATTTTTTCTGTTTCCATGAAGACTCTTCGACCACGACTGCATGAGCACGCATTTTCTCGGTGAAAGCTGCGTATGCGCTGTCTTGCTCGCCAAGGCGATCGGCAATCAACTGAACCATCTCACCCGCAGTTGTGGTGTATTCCACGGCGGTTTCGATTTTCAGGTTAGGGAAGTTTTTCTTCAGCTGATCTGACACGTTGACGTTGTACATGTTCGTCTTGGTCAGAGCGACTTCAGAGGACGGTGACATCGCCAGAGTCATTGGCGCATCGCGCTCGATCAGGCCTTTGGTTTGTGAAACCAACTGGCCGAACAGCTTCGCAATGTCGTCATACACAGCTTGGCCGTCTTTGGTGCTCCATGGCAACGCGTTACCGGTGCCGGTGGCATTCGGAGTGATGGACGCAGGCAAGCTTGGGTCATTCAGCAGGCCGTAGTTCTGCAGACCGGCAATACCGTAGAAGTAGGATTTGTTCTGAAACTTGTTCAGAGTCAGAGCAGAGGCCACGTTCAGCTCAGCGGCATAACCAATACGCGCAGCGCCGTACATGTCCAGCTCACGCTCACCCCAGCGGGTATGGGTCTGGTAGTGGTAGGACTGACGTGGCACCCAGTTAACGTTGGCAGACGTCATGCCATTGTTGTTGTAGTCGCCGTATGAGCTGGTTTCACCGGTCGCTTCCACGATTGGGAATTGAGCGGCCAAAGTGGTCCAGTCTCCCTTCTTCACCTCCCCGATGATCTGCGCCGCTTTCATTGGGGTTACCAGAACGCGGATCAGCTCGGGGTCAACGTAGTTGGTGAAGTACGCAGGAATACCGGAGTTGGTTGCAGTGACCATTGTCGGCTGAGCATCCATTGCCAGAGCATAGTTCTCTGCGAATTCTGGCTTCAGGTACTGCGCCTTTTCTGCGCCTCGCAGCACGATGCCGTATTTGCCACTTGCTGCGGCGTAGTGTTTTTGGAATTCGTTCATCAGTTGCTCCAGGTGCTGATTTTGACCAGTTCGTTTGCATCGCAAGCGCTACCGGCTTTGAATGGTGTTTCGATGTAACCCGAGATGGTTGCGCCAGCTGCACCGGTTTGAATCTGCCCAGTCGTCAGTGATGCGAAGATTTTCTGACCGCGTGTAGCCGCGGTGGAAGTACGAGCCCAGAAGTCTCCTGCAACCATCAAGGTTACTTCGCGGCCAGGCTGAATCAGGTTTGACGCCTGACCGAGCCAAACAGTAATCGACGCTTGGCCATCACGATGAACAAAGCCGGATGGGACACCGGAACCAGCATTCGATGCTACGCCTGCAACATCCCATGCGAAGCGACCAACCGTCAGGCCAGATGAGCCTGCAACCAATGCAGCTTCACCAGCCAAATATGTGGCGTGAGGGTTTGTACCCGCAAAGCCACCCTCAATACCAGGTGCTGGATATTGGTTAATTACACTCTGAAAACCTGCCATGTTAGTAACCTCGTTTCAATTTGGCTTCCGGGAAGTCTTTTTCGAAATCGCTGATGATTGCTGAATCCTGTGCGATTTTCGGGTGCTTATTTTGTTTCTGGCTGATCGCCATTTTGACCATCGCAGGGAACGCGGAAGGATGAACTCCAGTGATGTCTACGTCAGCCTGCTCGAGAGCGGTGCGATACACCTCTTCAGCTGAGTCCATAGCCACCACGTCACCGATCAGAGGACGAACGGCCTGCTCAGCTTCACGCACGGCGCGGAAGTTCTGTGCTGCTTTTTTGGTCGCGCTGTCCGCAGCTAAACGGATTGCTGAGTCCATTGCTGTTTTGGAGACTTTTTCGTCTTTCTTGTCTTCCTCATCATCTTCGTCGTCAGCGGTCTTTTTCTTTTTGTCGCCTTCGTCTTCTTCAGCGTCTTCCGCTGTTTTCTTTTTCTTGTCGTCCAGCTCGTCGTCTTCTTCGTCTTCGGCTGGCTTGTCTTTCTCGTCTTCTTTGTCAGCTTCGTCGAGTGCCAGGAGCGCCTTGCGCACCTCAGCTTCCAAATCCGCGTCTTGCGCCAGTAATGGCTTCAGAGTGGCGCGAATAGCCGCAGCTTTGCGTTTGCTCATGTGTTTTAACTCCGGAGGTAATGAATCTGCGACCAATACGTCGCTTCCTGCGCGGCCCGTTTCGACCAACGCTACGTGGTTCCCGACAATGTCCCGCATGATGCCGTCATAGACTTCACCATCAGGAGTAGCGCCGGGTGTCATGTCAGCGACGTATTGGTACGACGAAGACAATTCTTCTTGCTCTTCCGTCTCAATTCCTGCGATCGCTGAGTTGTCCCACACGGACAGGCCGTTAGTGAGATAAGTCCCATCGAATGCTGCGCTTGAGTGCGTTACGCCTACGCGTGATTCACGTGGCGGATCGCCTGGAAAGTCTGGTATGTGGATATTGAGGAGCGGAATATTGTTGAATGTTGCTGCGGCCTTCTTCAGTTCATCAGGATGACGCCAGAGCCGATATATCTTGTCTGGGTCGAGGCCTAGCGCCTCATGGTTGGGAATTTCTCGCCCGAAGTATGGACAGACATTCGCCTTGCTGATGTTGCTTTTCGTTACCTGAAGACGACCTACCTTATCGAATGAACGCACGGATGCGCGATCAAACGCTAACCGTTCGGTAGGGTTCATGTGTTTTTCCGATTAGTTGATTCCTGGTATTACTGGTGACCATGTGCAACGGCAGTTGATTTCCTCTCCAGGCATAACCCATTTACCATCGAGATACATGCCCTTGCTCAGGTCGAACTTTTCCCCATCAGCCTTAACGTGTGATGGACGTGGTTCTTTACCTGCATGAGAGTGACGCCAGATGCCTTCTGTGATGCCTAGTGATTGCTGCCTTGCCGACTGCATTACTGATGTGGCTTTGTTGTTCTGATCGCGCGCGATAAGCGCTGCCCGGCGTCGAGTTATGCCGTAACGCTTTTGCAGCTCATTAGTGAGTAATGAAAGGTCACGACCACGCGCAACAGATCGCATCACCAATCCTTCAACCTCGGTGAAATACTTCTCAGGGATTGAGCGGATTAGCCCGACATTTTCAGCAATGGTCGCCTGCAGTGCGTTGTTCATCGGCGCTGTCATCTTGAACTCGACAGTAAAGCCAGCAGTGCCTAGTGCGTTATACAACGACACGTCAGAGTTTTTCATTGCGTCATTGGAGAATCGGTCGGCAAGTTTCTTTGCGATGTCATCAAATCGCTTTGTCCAGCGCCTAGCCAGCTTTCGCATTGCATCACGCATGAATACAGCCGGTGATGCATCCATTGCCACTGCGGCACCGCTAGCCTTGTAATTGGCAGTGAGCCAGTACACAACACTGGATTGCATATCCCGGATCTGTTTATCCAACTGCCGACGATACCAAGCCTCAACACCCGCGTTAGGTTTCACTGCCCTTATCGTTTTCGGTTGCGACTTCTTCGTCTTCGTCGTAGTCGCCTTCTTCGATTTCGATGTCATCGCTTAAGTCCAATGAGTGGTATGGGCTATCTGGGTCATCTGCCAACTTCTGCCGAATGTCGCTTGCAGACAACGATTGAACCTGGGTGACATAAACAGCATCAGTATCAGCGTCGATTTTGCGAATCTCTGCTTTCTCTTTTGCCGTCATCTCATACAGCGGTTCAAACTCGAAGTAGATATCAGGGTCAATATCGCCAAATTCAGATAGCTGTATAACGTCCAGAACGCGCTGTAGCGGCGACTTGAACATAGCCTGCTTAATAGAGTGGATGTAGTCGTAAAAAACGCGTATCTCGCCATCAGAAGACGCATTCAGCCCGTTAGGTGTAATGCCAAGCAGGAAGACGAGAGGAATGCTTGAAACTGATGCCATCTGCTCTTGTGCTTGAGCCTGAAGAACATCTAACCCAGTTAGCGGAGCATTTACGAACTCTACCGTTTCTGGCTGATTGGGATCATTGTCCTTAGCAAATGCTCCCCTATTATCTCTGCACTGATTAAACATCTGCAGGCGGAACATCAAGGTATCAGCGGAACCACCACTCAACACTTGACTCATGTTGGTTCCAATTACCGGGACGGTAAATGAGTGAATCAAGTCACTTATGCTATCGCGCGTTCTAAGCCAGTTGTTGACGTATGGCTCTGCCATTTGCGTCAGCGAAAGCCCACGGAAGTTGTATGACGCTTTAAGCAGGTCAGGAACTTGACGTGACACGAAGTCAATCATGCGGCTTGCATGCACCGTCTTGCCCATCACAAACCATTCTGTCGGTTTATAGAAGTCAGGGCTCAAAGGGTTTGCTGCGTTATATACTCCAGGGTACGTCCACACAGGTTCGATAACGCGGAATCCGATAAGACTGCCTTTGGTTATCTTCTTGTTGGACAGAAACAGCTTCGACTGCAGCTCGTTGTCATCAGTCCATGCGGAAACATTTTTCGGTGACTGGACGTCGATATAAATCTGGCCGCCGCCGAAATATCCATCGTGCTCTGCAGCTTCTCTAAACTTGTCTCGCACTTGATAACGCTCAAGAGCATCGATGATTTTCTTCACGCGCTCTGACTTGTCATCATCGCCGACCGTCTTCAGCTTGATCCACTTGCTGGTCATCTTCTCGGCGATAGTGCCAACCATCTTCCGGTATTCAGGCTTTTGCGCCAGAGTTGCCAGATATGGATAGCCGGGGAAACTTTCAAGGCTACCGTATCCATACCCCATATACGCATCGTTGAGCATGTCGTATGGGGTTTCGTCCATTGCCAGAATTGAGCTTTTAATCCTCTCAGGGATGACTCCCTTTGGTGGTTCATAGCGCTGGAATTCTCTGGCTGGCTTAGGCTGGATTGTGGCCACCGCTTCAGCTGTGATATTCATGTGCTGCTTTTCTGGTGCTTTCACCGGCTCAGGCGCGGCGACTTCTTTCTTTTTAAAAGGCCACACTTAAATTCTCCTGAGTTGGCTAGGGTCAATAACCATTGGGTGGCGACCGGAAATTAGGTTGTCATCAATGGCGTCCATCCATGTGTCGAGAATGTCGTCGTTGTCGTGGCTGTCATCAGCCGAGAACGCGGCGCATTCAGTCATGGCGGTTAGCACCCACGATGTATTACCGGCAACAGCACCATCCTCATAGTAGACATGAGAGATTGATGCGCCGCTTTCGTCATGCGTAGATGGCACATAGACCTTGCCAGTTTTGATTTGGGGAATAACGTTGAGGCAGCGGACTAATTTGTTCTGCCCGGTGCCGCGTGGGATTTCCTTTACTGGAATGCTCATCTGCCCAGGGGTGGCGCTGCGCTTCTTCAGGGTGGTTATCAACCCTTGCCCAGCCTGCTTCTCTTCGATTGCCATATGCCGCATTGGCATCATGCGAACAGAACCGCTTAGCCGCCACTTCTCCCAGAGCTCTTCTGCTTTCTTCAGCAGGTCTTCTGGGTCCCAGCGACCTCTCACGACGTCGATAATGTAGAGATTGCCGTCTACACCCATGCCTACCAGGCTGAAAACGGTGTAATCGAGCCAATCCTCTACCTTGCCGCTGTTGGTATCGACGTATACGGCGCGATATTGCAGTTTAGGAAGCGTGGTGTAGGTCTTGAACCAAGCCGTGTCGAGAATGCCACCAGTCAGCGCCATAGGGTTTTGCTGGTACTGCGACAGGAATGTGTATCGGTCCTTTTCCCATAACTGGATCAGGTCGTTCACATCCTCCATCTGCGGCCAGTATGACCAGTAACGCTCCCCGGAATATTCAACCGACTCGGTGTCTTTGACTGTTTCCCAGCAAAGTGATCGCCACGGTTCAGCCAGGGATTTAATGTATCGCTCGCTGATTAGCGCCGGGATAGCCACGTGGTGGAATTTAACGCCCATGCCACCCGTTAGCATGAACCCAGTCGCGTCGTTCGTGTGGAGGCGCTGCTGGATGCTTACGAATGGGGTTGGGTGCTCTTTCGACTTATCACCGCGACGGGAACGGATGGTGTTGACCAGCAAGTTGTTCGCACTATCTCGGCGCGACTCGCTGAGCATATCGACTGGCTTGTTGTAGTCGTCAAGCATGACCACGCCAGAGAATAAATCACCGTAGTAGCCACCGCGCCCACCAGTAATCTGACCATTGCTTGAGCGTGATATCGTCTGTCCAGTTGAGCGACCGCGTGTATCTATAATCTCCCACTCTTCAGCCTGATTGACACCAAAGCCGCACGGCCACAACTCCTGATATTCCTTGCTGGCGATAATGTCCCTGGTGCGGCGTGAGTTACGCTTAACCAGTGTGTCGGCGAATGAGATATTCAGGTTGCGGAATCGCTTTAATCTACCCTCTTGAACCAGTGCGTTAACGTAGGCCGGGAAGTGGATAGAGAAGAATTCTGTTTTCGTGCCGCCGGGAGGGATGTTGATAATCAGGTTGCCGGGCTCTAACTCACCAGCGATCAGCTCATCAATCTTTGATGCCATCAACCGGTGATGCCAGTTAACCAAGAGGCGATCACCCTGCATCAGTTCGAACCACAACCGAGTGAAGTTTAGAAACGACTTGGTGGATTTAGATTTGAGCACCACGCGCTCAGGAAATGACAAATCATCCCATTCGATAACCTTTGTCATATCAGTCCAGCCCGTCTAGTTTCTCCTCCAATTGCTTAGAGGCTGCTGCGTAATCAGCTGGTGTGTAGTTGACAACCTGTACGGGGCCGCCATCAACGCCTTCAATGCCGTGGTCAATCTTGTCGCGCCAGGTTTTCTTCTGGCGGTTCTTCAGCCAGAATATTGCCGCAGCGGTATCAGGAGGGTAATGTTTGGTGACTTTGGTTTGGACAATCTTGTCGTTGATGACGCGGATATCCAAATCAGGTGCAGCGTAGCCCATAGCTCTTTGGTAAAGGCTGTCAGCTACCTCACCATCAGAAATGTCTTTCCCCTTTTTTATGGCCTCCGAAAACTCAGAATGATCAATTTTCCATTTACTTATGGTTGATACGGCCACTTCAAAAAAGTCAGCTAATTGCTCATCGGTATATCCAAGCAAGCACAGTTTGCGAGCCTGCTCGGCGTACGCCTTCTGATACTTGGTTGGCCTAGCCATAATTACTTCCTTAAGCGTTCATCTTCTTTTATTGGCTCTCGTGGGGTGAACCTGCCTACATACAAATCAATGAATTTGTCATTAGTCATGTTTGAGTGTTCGTCTTTATGCCACTCTCGTATCAATTCACCTGCTTTCGTCCAATCAACTGACTCTTGTTTGTCGGTGAGCTTTGTCATTTTGGAATATTCCACTTTTCACTCTCGGAGGGTTTCTAACCCAGCGAGATATTATTCTGATTTACATCAGTCCGGCAGTACGTGCTTTTGCCAGGAACGCATTGAAGTCAGCCAGCAGTCCAGCGACATCAGTTGCTGTTGAGTCTGCTTGAGCAACCATTTTCTTTACGCCACCATTCACAGATGTTGTGGCTGCAGGGAGTGTGTATGGAGCGCCTGCCCCGATAGCTGTTCGAGCAGCCGCTGCATCTGTTGCGGTTAAAACAGACTTACCTACAGTGGTTGCGTCAGTAATTTGGCTTGATGTGATGCTTCCGCCGCCTGCAATATCACTCATATCGGCTACGGTTACAGGGACGCCGCTAGCGCCCACGACACGTTTTGGCATTGGGTAATCCTCAATGAATTGTTTGGGCAAGGTCTGCCAGAGCATAAAATGCTTCGTTACCTACGTTTCCGCCGATGTAGACTTCTCCACACTCCAGCCATACGTCAGTAACGTGAATTTTGATATCTGCGGAAGCAATCCACATGTCGCGTCCTATCAGTGGATGAGTTTCGAAATATCGGACTCCTTCGTCATATTCATCCATAGGCACCTCTTTGATTGATTTCGCAGCGTTGCCACGCTTATCAGAGTTGCTAGGCCACTTGCGGCTTACCCGCCAGCAAGACGTGATCACCTCCTGCAGGGTTACACAGTCTTATTCCTTGTCGTGGGAATTCGTTACCGGTACGGCGTTCACTTTCATGCTGAAGCATTTTTTCATCAGCCAATCCCAGCGCAGGCAGTGGCTGACAATGAGAATTGGTAGCGCCCAGCGGCGTAGCCTGACTTCACACACCAGATTGCAAATCATTTTGACCTCTCAGCTTCAATCTTGCGGATGGCTGCCTTATCTCGGTTGCAGTTATCAATCACATCCAGCAACTGGTCAGAGTAAGTAACCGCGCCGCCGTAGGTTAATGGCTGCTCTGGTAGCGGAGGAATGCAGTTAGCGGTCAGGCTTGCCGGCATTGGCGTTACCGGGACCGCTACGTATTTTACTGGCGTGGTCGAACAGGCCGTTAGAGACATCGCTACTAACAGGAACGACAGTGCAGGGAGAGCTTGCCATCTTGGTTTTGTACACCACGCGGATTTTGTCGCCGGTGTCAGTGGTCTGTTGCTTTTCACTTTCGACTCCTGCGGCAATGGTGTTGAACTGTTGGGCTTGCTGTATTTGCTTGGTGATGATGGCTTGCTGGCTGGTTACCTGAGCTGATAATTCTTTGGCGTCTTTTGTGAGCTGCAGTGCTTTGGCGTGGTAGTGACTGGCAAGCCAACATACTGCGAGAAACGTGGACACCAAGACAGCCAGGGCAAACTGTTTCCAGTAGGCGCGAATAAACATGATAGCGTTCATGGCAAGAACAACTTACGTTCTGCTTCCCGGCGCTTAACCAAGCCATTCAACCTGACACCACCGGCATTCACCCATTTACCAAACTCATCTGCAGCGCCATGCTTATCGCCAGCATTAAGCTTGCGGAGTAAGGTGGATGTGCTGAGGGAGCGCAAGCCGAGGTTGTAGGCAAAGCTCACTAGTGCGTCGAACTGCCCTTGAGTGATGATCACCTTCACCAGTTGGTTTACTCCCTGCTCGTATTGAACAAGGCCACACTTAAGCAATCGCTCGGCAGTAGCTTGGTCAATTACCATTCCCGGGCCAATCTTTCTTCCGTCAACAGGTTGAGTCCAGCCATAGCCAATCGTCCATACACCAACACTGTCTTGGTAGGCTTTTAGCCTGCAGCCTTCAAACTCTTTTATCAGGGAAATGCCAGCGTTACTTACTTGCATCTTTCACCCCCGTTATTCTCTCCCAGAAATAACTTAGCGCTATAGAACCCATTGCCCCGCTAATTCCAGAAGAGGCCAGGATCATGTAGAAGCTCAAGCCGCTCTCTACGCTAATTAAGCCGCCAAGCACCCCGGTGAAACCGGATACAGCAATCTGTGCGATTGCGTTAATCCAGCTCCATGATGCTTTGTTTTGTTTTACGTCAATCAGATAACGAACCAAGCCGCCCCAGCATGAGAAGCCAAGCATGATTAGCCATGATATTCCTGCGATGTTGCTAGGGTCTTTATCGGGCATTTTCATATTCCACCCCCAATTACGGGGATCTATCAGATTAGTTACGTTGATATCTGAACAAATCCCGTTACACTCAATCAGTCTGTGCAGACTTGATGGGCCTTGGTTTTGTTCGTGATTCGAAGCATGAGCAAGATGGCCGGGAGTAGTTAGAGCTACTGCCGGTCGCCCATTTTCACGATGAACCCGCCATGTGCGGGTTTCTTGCTTTTAGGGGATAGCCGTCACGCCGTAGTCACTCAGCGATAAGAGGGTGTTTGAAGTGATTGACTGTTTTGGCGTGGGGCTAAATGCAAAAAGCCCCGCACAATGGCGAGGCTTGAAATGTTGTGTGGCGGCGGGACTCGAACCCGCACTCAGGTTCAGCATTAGCATCATGCCTGCCCTGCCGGCGAACCGGTTGATGCATTACTCTACCCATCTAACCCGCAAGCGGGAATTGAGTTACACCACAACGGAAAGATCACTGAAGCGCCTGGGATTTCAATGTCGCAGGGCTGGCATTGTCGCAATGATCTTACCTGTTGTGATCAAAAAGCCCCGGCGGTTAGTCAGGGCTTATTTGTGATTGCAGACCTCTCAGCCTGCGCGGTTGGAGTCCCAGTCGATGCGACGAAGTTACCAACTCGGCGGAATCAGCGTTCAGGAGCCGCCTCGTTATTTCCTGAATCACCGCTCTTCGCTTTACGCTCCCGAGCATAGCTGAAAATATAAACTTCTATTTCTCATTTTGCAACTTTATTTTCTAATTAAGCTACGATTTGTGGAAATTCTTTCTCCATTTCTCGCTTAACAGCGAAAAACATTTCCTCTTCAAGTATCTCCTCGCACCAAATCACCCTCTTCCTCGCTGCCTGTACATCAGCGCCGGTTTCTCGTTCAATCATTCTCGCAATGTCTTGCGGGCATTTGCGATCACAATATCGTTTAATGGCTACAGAGCGAATCGGGCTGTCTCGTTTAATGGCCTTGCTCATCACAGATTCAACAAAAGCGGCATCATCAGATTCTTTGGCGAGAGCGATGATGCTGCTTGCAGATGTTCCAGGAATCACCAGTTCGCGTGACCGTTTAAACAACTCTTCCCCTCGATATCCTTGTGAGTGCAAAGCCTCCACCACTTCAACAATTCGATTTGATTGGCCTTCACTCCATTCCGTTCTGATCATCAAGCGGCCAATAACATTTACACAGCCTGCCGGTGAATCATCACCGCCTAGATGCCTGCCCCAAAGCGTTAGCATGTATCTCGTCCATACTCGCTGCGCTGGCGTGATTGTCTTCTTCCCTTTGCACCATACCCGACGTAGATCTGACTGCCTGAGCACCATTGGCAGAAAGTAAATCGCGTCTGCTTTCCTCATGCTTCCACCTCGTCAGTGTTAACAGTCCCGTACCTGTCTTGTTTGGTTGTGTATAACGCCTGTATGCCTCTACGCTGGCATTTGATTACGTGCATTATTCCGCCAGGGCGCTGAATGACTGCGTGGCAACGCTTAGTAGTGGCTTGCAGGTATCTGGCTTCTTCGATTGCTGCGTTGATATCTGTGAACATCAGGCGGCCACTCCTTTGCATTCGCAGTAGACTTCAAACATTCGCCTGACGACTTCCCTGGCATAGAAACCATCCCAATCCCTGGTTAGGTCATAGCGACTACCGTATTTGAGTCGCATCATTGCTTCGAATGATTTATTCATGCCGCCTCCAGTTGTCTCTTGCGGAGTTTTTCGTAATGCTTCGCCCGGCGTGTGAATATGGATTTCACCCGCTGCAGGTAAGCGATATCGAATTTCCGTGGTGTGTTGTCGTGCTCGATTCGTTCAACGCGGAAAGCGCTAATCTTCTCGATGAGGTTTATTCGGTAGGGGATCAGGTTTCCTGATAGGTCGCGGTTGCAATGAACGCACCCGGCATGATTATTGAAAACGTTGAAGCGAAGATGCGGAGCTGCCCCCCTGGAACGATAATGGCTGGCATCTACTGCCCCTCCACGTACGCCGTAGTTAAGCGGTCTGCCACAGGCGATGCATGGCTTCCCATAGTCGCGCCAAAATACAAATCGATTTACCGCTGCCTGAGCCTCTCTGTTCCATTCTGATTTTGTCTTTAACCTTTCCCTTCGCTGCCGTAGTTCATCGCGCTGTAGACGCTCCTGCTTGCGTTTTTCACGCATAGCGATATCTGCATCGCGCTTCTTGTTGAAGGCAATGGCGCATTTGTAGTTATGGCAGACTTTCTGGAGTGAACTTCGGGGAATGTATTCGGCATTGCAGATGGGGCAGGTCTTGGGCTTCGGCAGTTTGCCTTTAGCCATCGTCATTCTCTCCCGTTACTGATTCGATGAACTTGCGTTGCTCCTGGTCGCAGGAGTCGCAAACATAAATTTCATCTTCCTGCAGTTCCTTTCCGCAATCGGCGCAGATCATCGCACACACCTCATCAGCAGAAACGCGACGACATTGCCGGGCCACGCCAAACTGAGTAACAGGTTTTTTATGGCCGGTACCGGTGGATACCCTTTGCTGTAAAACTCGTAGCACTGACCAGCGACGAAGCAGTAAGCGCAGGCCAGTATGATTACAGTAATTAACATGGCTTCCTCCGGGCGCGACGACGCAGCCACATGCTGTCTATCAGCGTCGCCGTATAATTGAACGTTGGGATTTCGGTTGGGGTTAACTTCTTCTTGCGGGGAGTGCGTGTTGTTGTTTTGAATATCAGCTTCTCTTCTAGTCTTTCCCAGGCTGATTTTCGCCTTCGAGTCATATAGGCCTCACTGGAATGTCTGTGTATATTGAGAATCCGCATCTGAGACGCGCTCTCCCCACAAAACTTCTGCCGCATCTTCGCTATCAGCCACCGGTCCAGATGCACCACATTCAATGCATTCAATGCGGTTGAAACCGAATGATTCTCCATGCTCCAGAGAGTGATTGGTTCCACAGAATGGACAAGACTTGCCGTTAGTTAATTTCATTACGCCACCTGTTTCTGTTTGAGTTGGTTGTACTCGCTATCAGCAGGAATCGTTAACCTGCAGCCGATGTTCAGCGACCAGCCTTCAACCTGGTTCAAGTAGAAATGCATGTCGCCTGTATCGAGGTCTGCCGTGTGCCGAAGCGATCGGTTAATGGTTTTCTCACCCGTAACCACATCCACCATTTCTCGCTCTTCGTATCCGAGATATGTGTGTTTCATCGCATCCTTCACCCATTCTGGAGACGCAAAGGGCTTGCCACGCTTAACGAGATAAGCGCTTAGCTCTGCGTACCACATGTGCTGGAGTGAGTTCTGAGGAAGACTGCGCTTGTCGCGCCATTCGGATATTTTTACTCGGTAGCGTTTGCCGCTGGAGATGAGGTCGAAGAGTTGTTTGGTGAATTGGCCTAGGGTGGATTTATGGAGACAGAAGTCGTCCAACGGTTCACTCCTTTTCTTTGGTTATCCTGATTCGATATCCGCCATTGGTAGTGATGTTCATGGCTTCATCTGCCTTTACCGGAAACGCCTCAAGCAAATCCTCAATGGCAAGTTGCTGCTTGTTTTTTCTCTTAACCCAGCGGTTGCAGAGATTAAGTACTGATCCAATAAACCACTCGCCTGATTTAACAAAAATGAACAGATAGCCGATTGTCATCATTCCAATCATCATCCATTCGTATATTCCATATTTTTCCATATCACTTCTCCGGTTTAGGGGCCGCGGCTAACATTGCGGCCCAGCATAATTTCGCACGGTGCGCAGCTTGCTGGCACCCGCTCATGGCCTTGTAGGCTTTCCATTCGGCTTTGTCGCTGAAGAATTTATCAGGCTCAGACTCGAATCCGTCAATAATCATGCTTTCGGTTGGCTCCTTGGGCACCATGACCCAACCATCCGGAGTTTCCGGAGGGTTCGTAGTTTCTAGCTCCTTGATCCTTTCCCACATAAGGAGCGCCAGCTCTCGCACCTTGTCCTTGCCGAGCGAATGAATGGCTGCGATAAGCTCGCCAGTTTCGTTTTTGTCAAAAGGCTTCATCCCACTACTCCCCTTTGATTGATAGGCCGATAGAACGGATCGTCTTTTCTGTGGCAGATATGCCGTCGTTGTAGCCTTCGGTGTATTCGGTGTCGTTTTCCCCATCACCGCACAATAGAGGAGTATCAACCATGATGCTTGCTCGGCTGGCCCGCCATGCTTCCCAGCGATGTTGAGTATTTAGCGACACGTAACGAAATGGGTTGTTTCGGCACCTGTCTAAAATTGGAGTTGTCTGCAACGTACTTACAATCCACTCCTCAAAATGCTTGCGGCTCTCTTCGTTTGGCTTATCCATGGTTAACCTCGGGTAAAATTGGGTTCTCGCAAATTCGGGTGTAAACGCAGCCGTAGACGAACGGGATGAATACGGCGAAGAACTTCCGGTACTCGCCATCCGTATAGCCGGTGGCTTTATCAACCATGGCTACCAAGTGGTTTGTGGGCTGCCTAGGTCGAGTTACTTTGTAGAGACGCTCAAACTGCTGAACAAGCTCTTCGGTTTTCAGGCTTTCGGTTAGGCATTCCGTGAAGCGATGATCTGAAGCTAATGCGAGTAAAATATTCCGCGGCAAATCGCTCTGCTGGTTATCCATGGTTATGCTCCTTGCTCATTGACCAGCCGATTACAGCGTCCCACGGACGACGTACAATTCTGCCACTACCATCCGTCCCCATTCGCAATGTTGCTTGGCGCAACTCGACGGACATGACTTTGTACAGCGTTCCTTTCGGCGACTCCCAAACCTCTCCGGCGCGAAAAATGTCGCCCTTTGCTATTTGACGTTTATCCATGGTTATCTCCTTTGCGTGGCAGGTCAGAAACCGCCTTTTCTGATGAGTGGTTTTGGTTGTGGAACGACAGTAACCTGAGCTATCGCCACTTTCTTCGCAGCATCCAGGATTATTTCAAGAGACAGACAAACGCACCGATTGCAGATTGCTACGCCCTCTGGACCGGTAATAAGTTTCTCAACCTCATGCTGATCTTTTCCGCAGAAGTCACAATGCCAAACTTCATTCTTTTTCATTACTTATCTCCACCCTGACGCTTCTTTGGTTTGCTGTTCGTTCTGCGCAAATTTCCTCGCAGCCTCATCCTGTTCGATGTTAACGAAGTGTCCATTCTTCCAGCCCATGTAGAACGTTTTTGGCTGGCCAGACCGGTATTTACCAATGATGATCTCAGCAATTCCCTTCATGCTGCTGTGCTCGTCATAGACTTCATCGCGGTAAGGGAAGATGATCACATCAGCGTCCTGCTCAATAGAGCTGGAGTCTTTCAGGTCTGCCATGCTCGGTCGTTTATCGGCTCGGTTTTCTGGCCCACGGTTAAGCTGTGCCAGTAGAATTACTGGAACCTTACTGCGCAGGCAGAACTGCTTAAGCTTGCGCGTCATGTCACCGATCGCGATGTCATTACGCTCTGCTTTAGGGCGAGTGATAAGGCCAAGATAATCGATAGCCAAGAAACTAAGACCGCCGTCCATGTTCATACGCTCAGCGTGGGCAATTGCACCATCAACGGTGAATGCGCCATCAATCACGTAGTTGTTTTCGTCCATCAGCGTTCCGGTTGCGCCGGTGAGCCGCGTGTATTGTTCCTGAATCATGTTGAGCGGATTACGGAGTGTGCTTATCGATAGTCCTGCGCGGTCTGCAACATGGCGCTCTACCACCTGCATATCCGACATTTCCATTGACACCAACAGCCCTCTCCCTTTTTGGCGTCCAATTGAGTTGGCTATGTTTATTGCCAGCTCTGTCTTACCCATGCCGGGGCGACCAGCGATGATGATTAAATCTGTGCGGTCGAAACCGCCGTATTCATCATCCAGTGGGTCAATACCAGTTTTAAGGTACATGCCAGACTCAGCTCCTTGCATGCGCTTTTCCAACACATCCATGTAGTCAGGCAGCAGATCGCCAATGCGCCGCGGCAGTTTGTCGTTGGTCTCAAACTGCACCCTCGATAACACGCTAGCCACTTCTGCAGTCCTGTCGTTGATGTCATGAGCACCCACGCTGTTCAGGATTGATATAGCCTGCTGCAGGTCGCTTATTCCTTTGCGTATCATCCAGCACTGGCGAACGCGCTTTGCCCACGCCCGGATGTTTGCCGCTGACTTGCATCGAGAGGCAACGCTGAGCACTAAATCTTTGCTGGCGTCAGAAAGACTATCTTGCACAGTAAACTGGTCGATGGGTTCTGCTTGGTTTAGCAGCGTGACGATGACTTGATACATCTGGCGTAGGTGGAAATTTTCAAAGGCTTCAGCAGGAAGCTTACCGGCGACCTCTCGGCAGTCGATGTGGTCACCCTTGATCATCATCGAGCCAACCAATTGCTCCTCAAACTCGTAACTTTCCATCAGTCCTCCCGGGAAAGAATTTCGTCAATCTTCTCTTGCCGCAAAGCGGTCTCGATACCGTACCGCTTACCTTCAGGATTATCACCGCAGGCCCACTTTGTCGGCGTGTACCCATGGGCTAGATAGCCGTTCAGGAATGTATCGATTTCATTTGGCTGGCTGCCAAGTTCTTTGCATTGCTTCAGGTAGGATTGCCATAGGCGCTTTAAGCCATTCTCGACAGTCGTTGAAACGTTACGGATTTTAGGAAGGCCGTACTTCTCGGCTTTGCAGTTCCATGTTTCCTTCAGTCGCTCACGGTCAAAGGATTGCATTGCAGAGCGAGGATTGGTCCCTTTGGCTCGAGGGTTGGTGCCTTTCTGCCGTGGGGTTAATTTCTCTTCCAACGACAAGCCCACATCGTGGGTTTGGGTATTTTCTTTTATCTTTTGTATATTGTCTTTTGTGGTTAGCAACTTCTGCAAAGGTCCGTTAGCAACTTCTGCTAAGGTTTTCTTAGCAGGTTTAGCTAATGTTTTGCAGAATCCGTTATTCTTCGTTTTCCACTCAGTTACATTGGTATTCATGCCAACCTTTCGGCCTTCCTGAATGAAAACCTTTTTGTTGATAAGCAAGTTCTTAGCTGTTGAGCAGTGAGTTAAATGCTTACCTATCATCTGCTCTAATTGCTCATTGCTGATCCAGTCCATCTTTTTGCTGTAGCCGTATGTCTTTCTCCAAACAGCGAGAACCACACACATCTCCGTTTCGCTTAATCCAGCCGCCATAACAGCGTCTAGCAGCTCGTTGGCTAAACGAGTGTAACCATCCTCGAGTTGAGCCACACGTTGCTCCACGACTTCTGGAGAAGTCCTGACGAGTGTTAAGTGTCTAGCGGCGGTCATCTTTCTTCACCCCTGCTTTAGCCAGTCTGAAAACACCAATCAACCTTTCGGCAAATGGCTTGTTGCATGCTGCTGTGTAGACCAGCCCGTCAGGTGAATCCGGATGCTGCCGTTCCTCTTCTTGCTTGTAATTTCTGCGTTTTCGAGCCATAATTACTCCTGTGAATTGATCCAGTCATTCGCACTTAGGCCTCGATGCTGTTCGCGCAGCTCGGGGCTTTTTCATTTGATAAGGATCCCGCCAAACGTTTAGCCAGTTCAGCCATCTCGTCATCAGCTACGCCCCACTCCAGAACAGCGAGCAGCATTGCCATGCGAGGGACTAGAGACTCTTTCCAGCGAGTTACTTGGGATGGGTTAACGCCCACTGCAGCGGCGATAGATGACACGCCTTTCAGGGCGATCTTGTTCAGCAATGTGCTTTCAATACGGCGAGCATCATTGCGTGTCTTTGCAGTTTCCATACGTCATACTTCCTTTGTGGTTTAAATAGTTACGTGTGGCATCCGTGGGGATTGCCACTTTGGTATTTGTTGTTTTGATTTGTCGCGTTCTCGGCGACGCTGTAAGGCTTCATGCCTATTGTGAAAAGAGCGGTGGTGCTTATGCTGCGTGATGTGTTAATTTTCCGTACAGCAACCACGAAGGGTCACACTGTAATGCGCTTGCGATCTCAAACAAGAAGCGCGGTCGCTTAGTCGCACCCGACTCAATCTGCTGAATTGACTGCTGCTTAATTCCGGCCTTTTCTGCCAGCTCCGCTTGAGTCAGATTTAGCTCTGATCGCTTTTGTTTGAGGCGTTCTGAGATAGTTTCCATATTGCCTCCTTGACAAACTATCTTGTATTTTACAGACAAGAAACCTTGTTTGTCAATTACAGCTTTTCTTGTGAGCATTGGGGGTGAATGTATGAGGTGATCTATGAATATCGGCGAGCGAGTTAAAGCCAAAAGGCTTGAGATGGGATTGTCACAAGAAGAGTTGGCGGTTAGGTCAAAAACGACTCAGCAATCCATCGTTAATGTTGAGACAGGGAAAACGAAATCCCCTCGCAACCTTTTGGATCTGGCAAAAGCTTTGAATGTAAGTCCGGAGTACTTGAAAGATGGCGGAGATGCCGGGAATGTTTCTTACGTTGGGCGCAGAGAAGGCAAGGGGCAATACCCACTAATAAGCTGGGTAAGCGCTGGGTGCTGGCTAGAGGCGATAGAGCCTTACCGCAAGGATGAGATAGATTCCTGGCCGGAAACAACTGTAGACGCCAGCCCTGACTCCTTCTGGTTGCGTGTTAAAGGTGATTCCATGACAGCACCATCAGGTTTTACTGTCCCAGAAGGCATGATTATCCTGGTAGACCCACAGAAGGAACATGTCAGTGGTAACCTTGTCGTGGCTAAGCTCACCAATGACAACGAGGCAACATTCAAGCAATACATGGTCGATGCCGGGCGCAGGTACCTGCGAGCTCTGAACCCACACCATCCGCCAACAATCATTAACGGCGACTGCAAGATCATCGGCGTGGTAGTGGACATTAAGTGGGAGCATTTGCCGTAGCAAGTGGGCTGATGAGCTGGGTGCGTTGTTTTAATGTCATCATGTTAAGGCAGAAACACTCTGTTTTGGTAAATATTATGAGAAAAGAAAAAATCATCACGATCTACCCAACGATTATTAAACCTGGACTGGCTGTTTCGCACTATATGCCTCCAGATCCAGTTATTTTCAAAAACCAATACCCGGCCTCGTGCTCATTTTATCTTACATCTTTAATGTATTTTGAGGCAGGGAGAAGGTACACGACAGAGCTAGATGTTCTATTTGATGGGATATCAGTATTAACCGATGAAAAACAAGATGATAACCTTATGGAATCATTTATGTTTAGCCATATTGATGAAGATTCCACACTGGTAGGATCATCGCTTCTAGTAAGAAAAGTAAATCTGGAAAGACCTGGCGTATACGATATCAACTTCAAGGTGTATGAAGACTTAGATGGAAAGCTAAGCGACGCCTTAGATGAGAAGTCGTGTTCATTTATCGCCGCAACTCCTATGAGGACTTAGACTTGGCTAGACGGCTAAATTCTGTTCCAGTGGATGGAAATCTTATTGAACAAAATTCATCCACGCCGCATAATCCATTCGATGGTGGTAATGGTGGAGGAGGCGACGACATGACAGAACGGTTAGAACGATTAGAAAAAAGGGTAGACTCCATAGAGTCGGTTCTGACGCGCCTAAGTGATAGCATGATCCGAATCGAAGGAAAGTTCGATGTAATTGGAATGAAATTCGATAATTTCGACAAGCGGTTTGACAGCACAAGTAAAGTGCTGACTGACAAAATCGACTCATCGGTAAAGCTAAACGAATCGAGCACCAGGGCAATGGTTGCTGAAGCAAAATTAGCTATAATTTTGGCAATACCGGCAATCATAGGTGCGGCATATACTGCATATCGACTACTATCCAGGCAGTAGCCATCAACCCGGCCACCGAGCCGGGTTTTTTGTGCCTGCCGATCCCCTACTCCTGCATCACCTGCACTAAATCCAACCTCCTGCACTTTTTCGCCGCTCCTGCATGCCTATACACCTGCTTTTGGCTAGGTGCGATGGGTTGTTGGTGGGGATAGTGAAAATAAATTCCTTTTAAAAACAAGATAAATGTCTATTCACAAGAAAATAAACAAGATTTATTGTTTACAGACATACAAGGTATCTTGTATTCTCATTCCATCGAAACGAAACACGATGCGGCAAACGGAACTACCGGCCGCGCCAGACAAGATGTCAGGCTGCTCATTGTAACAACGAGCTAGGAAGCTCTACGGAAGGTACCGATAACGTACCGAACCTAACCGCCTAACCGATTGGTGAGTGCCCTGTTGCGACAGGTCAGCCACCAATCATATAGGAGTCATCATGACAGCGATTAGCTATGGCAAGTCGGTAAAGCCTGCAAGCAAAGAGAACGCAGCAGCTCGTCGCCATCAACGCCGTGCAGCAGAAGCGATTGACAGAAAATTGGTTGAATCGCGCATCTGCAAAGCTCTGGGTCAGAAACCGGAAGAAATTACTCGCGTGAATAAGTCAGAAGCCAGCACTAAGCGCAATGTTTCAAGTCGCGCCGAACTAGTGACGCTTACGCACTTTGTTAAACCGGTAAGTAGTTCAGACAACCGGTGCCTGCCAGAGGTAGCGATGTTCGCTGCTGGGTTCCGCAAATCAGAAAAAATAACAGCTCGCTGAGCACAGCAGAGGGTTACACGATGAAAATTACAATCAAGCGATTCGTTTCTGGTGAATATGGTCGCCGCTGGTATCACCGCTTTAAGTGGTTGGATAGAGCATTCGACCGCGCACCAACAATGCGCCGCAAGATGTCATGGGCAGCAAAAGAACTGAATGGCGCTAAGTGATTTTACCGCCGCCCTTGCGTGCGAGGGCTTCGGCAAAACCACTATAGCAGAGGGTTACATGATGACAATGCCGGTTTTAGGAGTATCTATTCAGCCCACAGAGGAAATGATTGAGGCTGGGATTAATCAACTTCTCGAGGAGCTTCCCGGAATAGAGGATGAAGTTGAACATGACCAACTGTCTGACACTGTCACTTTTATCTGGCAAGCGATGTTGGCTGCAAGATGATTCACGCTACGCCCTACGGGGCGTTAATCGACTGAGCATTGAAAGGTGTTCACTCGATTAACACGGACGTTATGTCTGGGGAAAGCGCAAACACAAAGCCTCTTCGGAGGCTTTTCTTTTACATCAAGCTGCCACTCGGCGGCTTTTTTATTGAGGTCAATATGAACGCCACTGAGTTACGCAGGATTCTCGATGAACATAAAGTCTGGGTGACGTCGTTACGTGAAAGCGGATCCAGGGCCAACCTGTGCGGTGCCAACCTGTGCGGTGCCGACCTGCGCGGTGCCAACCTGCGCGATGCCAACCTGTGCGGTGCCGACCTGCGCGGTGCCAACCTGTGCGGTGCCAACCTGTGCGGTGCCGACCTGCGCGGTGCCAACCTGTGCGGTGCCAACCTGTGCGGTGCCAACCTGTGCGGTGCCAACCTGTGCGGTGCCAACCTGTGCGGTGCCAACCTGTGCGGTGCCGACCTGCGCGGTGCCAACCTGTGCGATGCCAACCTGCGCGATGCCAACCTGCCTGATCACACATTCGTAATCATGGGTGAGCCGTACTTCCTACAGATATCGAATGGCGAATATGTCCGCGCCGGTTGCCAGAATCACACTGTTGATGAATGGCGCAAATTCAGCAAACGCGAAATTGCAGAAATGGATGGCAAGAAGGCGCTGAAGTTTTATCCACGCCTGCTGAAGATTATCGATTTTTACCTCGGCGCTGGCGCTCATCCTGATTGGGTTAATGAGCCCGAAACTAATACTGAAGAGGCTGCATAACGCGGCCTTTATTTTTAACTGGAGGGTGCAGCATGACTTACAACATGAAGGTTTGGTTTTGGGTTCTGGTTGGCTGCGCCCTCTTCTGGTCGCTGGTGATTATTGGTTTGGCGTGGAGGTCGTGATGGATGGGTGTGAGTATTTGGAATTTGATAGTAAGCGCCGAGAATTGGCATCAGATGCAACAATTCGTGACTTCTTCGCGGTAGCAGCCATGCAATCTCTGACTGGGGTGTACTGGGAAGAGGTGGATAAGTATGAATCGGCAGCCGAATTAATCAAGTGCCAGTCCGAGACTGCATATGAAATGGCTGACGCCATGCTCAAGGCTCGCAACCAATGAGGGTTATGTGATGAAAAAGGAAAAAGAGAAACAAAAGCCTGAGCCGCTTCTTGACGGTGCCAAGAATTGGCGTGTTGGTTGTGATAACTGCGGACAGAAACCCACGGTTCACCCAACTGGATTATGTGGTCCTTGCTGTTTCGGTGAGGCAGAAACAGCTGGAGGCAATTGGTAAGCAAGGTAACTTACCATCACAAAGCTCATTACATGTGAGCTTGATGATGTTTAGAGAAGCCTCGACACCATTTAGGCCGCCATTGTGCGGCCATTTTTTTACCCATCGCTAAGCCAATTTACGAGTTGGTTCAGCAATGAATACCTATCAATCAAAGGAGTCTCCCATGATGTATGCCATCTCGGGCGGTGCCGTCATGGGCGCTGCTCAGCTTAACGAATCACTTCTCGAAATTATCACTCGCCGTATGCGCTGTATTGGACGGTGGCTGAAAGACACATTATCGCAGCGAGGTGATCCGCTATGAACCTAACCAGAACAATGCAACTTCTAGCCCTACTCGCCAAAGAGAAAAACGACAACATGCTTTTCCAGTTAGCTAATTCACTTTTCTATCGGGGGATGAAATGAGCCTCGCAACCACTATCGAGCAAAGCAAAACTAACCGGCGTAGCCATGTGCTTGATGCATTGCATTACAGGCGGAAGAGAATGCACAAGGCTGTTCAAGCAAGCCTGAACCTTTCAATGCTCGAAAAGATGAATCAGCGTTACTTCTTAGGCCCAACGCCATTCTGAGGTGATTTATGGATTTAGCACAACTTGATGAGCCTTTCGCTGTAGAAGACATTGAATGGCGAGTTCAGCAGTGTGGTATGGCAAGCAATGGCCCGTGGGCAATGGTACTCTGCTACGTAACGAACCGGGCGATCATGAAGCGCCTGGATGAGGTATGCGGCAAGACAGGCTGGCGTAATGAGTTCCAGCCATCACCGAGCGGCGGAATATTGTGTGGGATATCAATCAAACACGAAGGAGAGTGGATCACCAAGTGGGACGGCGCAGAAAACACGCAAGTAGAGGCGGTCAAGGGCGGCATATCTGGCGCAATGAAACGCGCTGCCGTTCAGTGGGGCATTGGCCGGTACCTGTATCTGCTTGAAGAACGCTTCGCAGTATGCAGCACCGAACGTAACAACCAGTGGAATAAAGCTGCATACAAAGACAAGTCGAATAAATACGTGAATATCTGGTGGCAAACACCTGATTTGCCTGCCTGGGCTTTACCGCCCTCCCCGCCAGCCCCAACCCTTGATGAAATCACTCTAGCCTTCAATGAGGAAGCATCCAAGGCAACCACAGAGGAACAATTGACGGTTTTGTATAAGGCGGCGTGGGCTGCTGTAGGTGACTCTAAACCACACCAGGATCAGGTAATCGACATCTTCAAGCATCGTAAATCAGACTTCAAAAAGGCGGCATAAATGGCCAGCAAGGGCATTAACAAAGCAATCATCGTTGGCAACCTCGGGAAAGACCCAGAGGTTCGTTACACCCAAAGTGGAAGCGCTATCGCAAACATCACGATCGCCACCTCTGAGTCATGGCGGGATAAGCAGTCAGGCGAGCAGAAAGAAAAAACCGAGTGGCACCGAGTGGTGCTGTTTGGGAAGTTAGCTGAGATTGCTGGCGAATATTTGCGAAAAGGCTCGCAGGTGTACATAGAAGGAAAACTGACTACGCGGAAGTGGGTAGACCAGGCTGGCGTGGAAAAGTACACCACAGAGATTCATGTCAACGTCGGCGGTGTTCTGCAGATGCTCGGCGGGAAGCCAGAGAGTAGCACCAATAACCAACCTCAGCAGCAGCGCCAACAAGCACCGAAATCATCATCGAACGAACCACCTATGGACTTCGAAGATGATATTCCTTTTTAGGATTTAACCACTCCCCGCAGGTAACACCAATGACCAAACAAGAGCTATACACTGCACTCGCGGTGGACGTCCTCGCGGCCATGGATTGTGCCGAACGGGGAGAATCACACTGGCGAATTAACGGAATGATGGCAAGGACTGCCGCTCATTTCGCAGCCTTCAACCCACCATGTCCCGATCATCTCCTACCACCTGAACGCAGGCCATTCAGTAGGGATAACCCTTGCACACCAAAATCAAGTGAGACCGCCGGGCAAATACAGACGGTTGTTCGGATTGTTGGTACCTGCTGGGAGTTCCCTGACGGTACCAGAATCCCAAAATTTTGGGCCGCCGACCAGAAAGCCAAGTCACTCGGAATGGTGCTGGAGAAACGCAAAGACTGGCGATTCAGCATCAACGAATAACTCCACTCCGGAGGTCATCATGAGCACCCACCCTCTTCATGCGAATAACTTTCGTAGGGAAGCCCTTTCTCTCGGAAACGTGATGACGTCTCCGGGGAAGGTTATCTCTGCCTTCAAGCTGGAGAATCTCAGTCGGGAGTCGCCGCTGGCTAAACTAGGCTGGACGCAGTACCTGCCAGTCGATGGACTGCACTCCCCTGACGGCAATTACACCTACGTCTATCAGCTATTCACTGACAGCTACAGGGTGATTCACACGGTCGTCAAAGAGGATGACCTACCCTGCAGCAAGCTGATGCCTGGTGAAGTCCAGTACCTGAACCATCTCCTGATTAACGTAGGCAAAGACAAGCCAGATATGGCTGAGCTGCGTTTTAAGGCATCCATCTTTCTGGGTGAAGAGCTGGCGTCAATCGTCAATCCATTCTCGTTTAACGCAGCCATTAAAAACGCTATCCAGCGCGGATATCGGCTAACGCCAACCCAGATAGAGCAGCAGTTGGTTAGCTTTGACAACTACTCAGCTGAAGAAATCAAGTTCATCACCGAGCGACTCGGCAAGGTATCCGCTGCCGAAATAGCCAAGGTCTGCCAGCGGCCCTATCAGTCGATTGTTACATGGGCTAACGAGCATGGATTCTCCTCGGCATTCCACTATCAAGCGTGGAGCCAAGACGACGAAAACCAGCTCGCGGCCCTCTATCAGGCCGGTTACTCCATAAGCCAAATTACCGAAATCATGAGCCGAGATTCCAAAAGAATCGTCAGTCGCATTGCCGTGCTCATCGCCAGTGGACGGTACCCAGATATGAAGCCAAGGCCACGCGGCCGTATGCCAAAAATCAAACATGAAAATTAAGGGTGAACAATGAACGTATACGAAATGGAAGGATTTATGCGCGGCAAGGGTCTGCCAGGTGATTTGTTGGTTGGTGAAAGCAACGCGGCATATCTGGTCAGGAAATTGAACGAAGCGACTGCAGTAAAGGCTGAGCGCGATGCGCTAGCGCAAAGGTCCATATCTATCGTTGAGGATGCAGCAAACAAAATAGCCTATGCAGTTTTCAATCTATCCGACAAATCGCTTGATGATCTCAATCCTGGTCTGTGTGATACGACCTGCCCAACTGATAGCGCTTTGTTAGCTGAACGTCGCCTTCGCGCATTCGCCGCAGAGCTGCGGGAGGCCAAATGAAACACACTGAAGTTCTCGCACATTTTGAGCGCGATACCCGCGACCACACGATGAGCATTGAGAATGACGACGGGGTATTTCGTCACCTTCACTTCGCACGTGGCCGCAGCAGTTGCTACCACTTCACCCTAACCACCTGGCCTGGCCATTTGTGTATTGGCGGCGATATGGGTACCTACGTTTTTAGCCGCCTGCATGACATGTTCAATTTCTTCCGCATGGATAAGCACGATTTCATGCGGAACGAAGGTGAGCTGTCGATCAACCCAGGGTACTGGTCGGAAAAGTTACAGCATGGCGGCCATGGTTACCGCCGTGAAGTTTATACCGAATGGTCGCCAGAAGCTTTCGAGGCTCGTGTTCAGGAATATCTTGATGGCTGGTTGGAGTGTGCTGCTGACGATTTTGACGATGAAGAGGATTTCGAAGAGGCCAAAGAGGAAGCAATAGAGGCGATAGAAGAACTAAAGCTGGCGTCAGGGTATGAGTATGAAGCAGTAACCGCGGTGCATGACTTTAGCTGCGAGCATATCGAACTAACCGACTTCTTCGAAACGAGCTGTCGTAAAGCTAGTAACGGCTACATCTGGTGCCTTTACGCAATCGTCTGGGGTATTCAGCAGTATGACATCAGCAAGCTTGCAGGCTCAGCCATGGAAAAGTTCTTCGTGTACAGCCTGGAGGCCAAATGAAAGAGCGCCCAGTGATGCCAGCACTCGACGGAAAAAGCATTCTCGACATGTGCTGCGGCTCCCGCATGTTCTGGTTCGATAAGCAGGATGAACGGGCCGTATTCAACGATAAGCGCAGCGAGAGCCACACCCTGTGCGACGGCAGAAAGCTCGTTATCTCCCCTGACCTGATCGCCGACTTCACCGCGTTGCCGTTTGCTGATTGCACATTCCCTGTTGTCGTGTTCGATCCGCCACACCTGGAACGCGTCGGGCCAAATGGCTGGCAGGGTAAGAAATACGGGAAGCTCGACCGTGAAACATGGCGCGATGAACTGCGAGCCGGGTTCGCTGAAGCTTTCCGCGTACTGCGGCCACACGGCGTGCTGATCTTCAAATGGAACGAAACCCAGATACCGGTTAGCCAGATCATCGCCCTAACCGATGAGAAACCGGCTATCTGGCAGCGCACCGGCAAGAGCGATAAAACGCACTGGATCATCTTCGTGAAGGGGGCTGAAGCCCAGGAGAAAGCATTATGAGCAGCAAAAAATATTGCTACCGGTATGTGGACGGCAACGACAGTCAAGGCCGACCGATCGTCATGCTGTGGGAGCGAGTTATTCTGCGCGAAACCGAAAAGACCTTCTGGCACGTTCACGATATGCCGCTCATGTCACTTGAGAACATGCGCCAGTATCACTCCAGACCAGGCAATAAGCAGGTTAAACGCTGCCTGAAAAATGCGGCTCGCTCCGGATACCATCTGACCAAAGAACAGGCAATGCAGGCGTTTATCTACCGCAAGGCGTTCCAGCTCAATCGTATTTGGTTGACTGCTGAAACCGTCGAACTTTGTCTGAAAGGGCTTCAAGGCGCTGGCCATATTCGCAATGTAAGCCTTGATGATGGCCTGCAGATCAATCGTCACGGAGAGGTTGTCAGCGTTCCTAATAGTGAATTTCTGGCCTCTGAGCAGCCTGGGCCAATCGCATCAAATTACAGCTGGGGTGAGTACTGATGGACAATAAGCTGAGCGAACTGAGCAAGCCGGTGATGTATGTCGTGCGCACCCTGGATGGGTCTGTGGCGTCGGTAAAAAATTATAAATATACCGCGCCAAAGGGATTCACAAGCGCCCCCCTCTACTCGCAAGAGTACCTATCCGCCCTGCTGGCAGAGCTGGAGAAAGCGCAGCGCGCCAATAACTGCGCGCCAGCCATTTTGCGCCAGCTTGCCGAAGAGAAACAGAAACGCGGTGAAGTGGCGGCAGCGACCGCCTTTAACTACGCAGCTTCAGCACTGCAAAAGGAGTTGTCGAAATGACCAGACCAACTACTGCGCAACTAAACGCTGCTTATGACCAGTTTAATTTTTGGTACGACAAAGCCAAAAAACTGGATGAAGAATTAGCGAAAGCAGAAAAACGCATCGCCGAGCTGGAAGCCAAGCTGTCAAGAATGCCGAGAGCATGCGACGGCAAAGAGCAGGATTCCTTCATTAAGTTCGCACTGAATAACAAATTCAGCACCGAATGCCATCCGCTGCATTTTCTGTTTCTCGATAAGCAGACCAGCGCTGCACGTCGGGCTTGGGGCGCTGCGATAGCATATTGCCGAGACACCGTAGAGGGGGATGAGTAGATGGCACAAAAAAAAGACCCGTGTGTTCGGACGCCGGGTCTTATCAGGTAAAAGCATTGGGCTATAACTGCCCTTGACTGAAGTATAGATGAGTTTGAGGTAAGTGTATGACACAGACACTAACGACTGACGAACTGCGCCAAATCGTTGACAGCCACGAAAAAGGCTACGGAATGAGCGTCCCGATTAATTATGGGTACCTTGCGGCCCGCGAACTCCTGGCTAACCGGGAGGCGCAGCCGGTGGCGCATGCAGACCCCCAGGCATTCCGTAATTTCATCAACGGCACTGCAACCAAAGAATGGATGTGGAAAAAACGTGCGCCGGGTCTAATACCGCTCTACACCACCCAGCCAGCGCCAGCAGTGCCGGATGCAATCAGCACGAGACAAGCCATTGCCAATATGGAGCGCCACGAACTGCGCGGCTCAATTAACGTTGCCTACAAGCACGGCTGGAACGACTTCCGCGCCGCAATGCTGGCTCAACCTGTTAGCCAGGGTTACAAGCTGGTGCCGGTAGAGCCGACAGAGGAAATGATAGCCGCTGCAATGAACTGCGACGATGTGGAGTTCAATTCAGATGAAACATTCTGCGTTAACTTCGACAACATCTATCGCGCAATGCTGGCAGCAGCACCGGAGGGCGGCAATTGACTCACGCCTCACCATAATTATACTGTATGCATAAACAGTATTTTCATGGTGTGCATTATGGGCTCAAAAGAACTCGGCTATCAAATCGTCTATCGCGGCGAATCCCTCTCCCATTTCGTAGACGGTGGCTGGGTGTTCTTCCAGCGCCTCAAGGAGTACGGCGGAGGCTACTGGCTCGGACGCACATACAACGATGCGTTCATATTCGGACTTGAGCGGCCAACATCACTATTTGAAGGCATCCAATTCATCCTGGCGTCAAGGTCAGTCGAGCGAAACGCAGATAAGTTTGACGACGATTTCACCCTGTTCTAAGAAGGAAACCACACATTGCTGCTAATGCCAGACGATAACGAAATTCTCGAACGGCTCAGCGCTACCGGATCCACCCCTGATTCAGTTGCAAACCTTCTCCGCTGTGCTGGTTACAAAGGTATGACCGGCATAGCCATACGCAGACGGCTAATCAGGCTGGAAAAAGAAAAGGCTGTTGAGCGCGTTCGCCGCCCAGACATCAAAAAAATCTGCTGGGCACCAACCACCAAATAACACTTCCCCACCGGACAAAATGAAACCTCGAATTCCACAACGAATCAGCATCAAAGCTGAGGGGGTTCTATGCGCCTATAAGGCTGGCAAAAAGACACCCGCACGAACATACCAGCATAACCACTTAACACTGCCAGTGGCCCGCTGCTGGCGTTTGCTTTCAAAAGACAACGGCCATTCATGGGTAGTTATGAGTCATGAACGGTACAACACACAGATAAGGATCAGAGCATGACCAATTATGAACTCCTGCAGTACCTGATTGCTGACGGTGGTTTTTACATCCGGGATGAGCACATAACTTTGCTCAGAAAAGCCTTCCCTGACGAAAATATCACACCATCCAGAATATCGGCGTTGCGCTGCTCAATAACCCAGTCCAAGTACGTCACCGCTGAAATCGTCTATATCAGATCTAATATCCGCGCTTTGAAGGTTTTAGCCGTAGATCCTCAGTACCAAACCTATGCCAGAGCCAGGCCAAAAGAAAGCTTCCAGAAAATCACTGATAGTTATCTTAGAAGCGAACCGCCAGAAGTTGTCCGTCACATTCTTCTCGTCCAGCAATTCAACAAGCTACTCGCACCAGTAACCCACCAGCGCGCCTACTAATACCGGAGCATCATCATGACATTTGGATATAAAAACTTAGCGCACCAGGCCGCTGAGGCAGAACGCCGTGCCCAATATTCCGACGCGGCCAGTCTTTGGCTTAAAGCATTCGAAGTGGCTCGGGCAGTCGATGTTACATGGGTACAAACCCGCATCGATTTTTGTGTCAACGCGGCATCGCGCAACTGGGGAAGATAACGATGGCCTATCAACTTATCTATGCAGATCCACCCTGGAGTTATGGCAACACGGTAAGTAATGGCGCAGCAGGTAATCACTACAGCACGATGACCATGGCCGATTTAAAACGCCTACCGGTATGGGCAATTTCGGCCCCTGATAGCGTTCTTGCAATGTGGTACACCGGCAATCACAGTCAGGAAGCGATAGCGCTAGCAGAAGCGTGGGGATTTAGCGTCAGGACGATGAAGGCCTTCACGTGGGTAAAACTGAATCAGCTGGCCGAACTACGGATCAATAAAGCGCTAAAGCAACAAACCATCTTCGACTTCACCGAATTTCTCGACATCCTCAACGCTGAAACTCGGATGAATGGCGGCAACTATACGCGGGCTAATTCAGAAGATGTGCTGATCGCTGTACGGGGACAAGGACTGGAACGAGCCAGTGCATCAATAAAACAGGTCGTCTTCAGTTGTCTTGGTGAGCACAGCCAGAAACCGTGGGAAGTGCGCCGCCGCCTTGAGCTGCTTTATGGGGACGTAACCAGAATAGAACTATTCAGCCGGGGCGATGCGCCTGGTTGGGATCATTGGGGGAAAGAATGCCCAGTAAACAACCTGTCGCTGATACCGGCAGCATTCAGAAAAACCTTCTCCGTAGCACAGCAAGAGAACTACTGAACGAATTCGAATCCCCCACCAACAAATTCACCTTTCGACAGCTACTCGACAAACACGCAGTGAAAATCGCTCCCTATTGGCCTAAGCATCCACCGGCATGGCTGCGGCTTAACTGTGAGGTTCATCGGGTGCGGGAAGGGAAATAGCAGAGGTAATCATGAACGACCATAGCTGGATGACAACATCGAAAATTTGCAGTGAACTGGGGTTCTCTTCACGAACTCTCGAACGATATCGGAAAAGAAACCCAGAAAATAACCCATTTCCTGAACCGGACATAACTGCGGTCGGCGCACCGAATAAATGGTATCGCCACAAGGTCATTACTTGGCAGGAGGCAGAAACCAAAATAGAGCGAGATAAACCGCTGGCATCACTCCACGCGGCACGTAGCAATAGAGGCAGATTTACCCAGCGGAGCGGGGCTTGAACTCAACGACGTCAGGCTCAGTTATGCTCATCAGCCTTGCGCACCACTTCGAATACGCCACCCTCATTTCATCTAAATAAGTATGTTTGTCATACACAGCCCATACCCCCGGCAGCATGTGACCCAGCATTATCTCAGCAATGTGTGGATCAGTGAGATCGGAAAAGTTGGTACGGGCTGTGCGGCGCAAGTCATGCACGGTGAAATGAGGGACATTCACGTCATACGCTTTAATCATAAACAAACGCAGATTAGCCGGAAGGCTGAGATGGTTTCCCGATCCCATAGGCCCATCTTTTTTGCTCGAAAATAAAAACTCGCCTTCAGCAAGTGATATCACTCTTTTGATAAGTGGCACTATGTCCGCGATGATAGGTCGAATAATCGCACGTTGAGTTTTCGCCCCTGTTTTGTGGTTTTCTGGCGGAATAGTCCACACACCTTCCTCAAAATCGAAATGTTGTTTCTTGGCCAGCCGCAACTCGGATATACGGCAACCATAGAAAAGGCAGAGCTTGAGCATGATCTTGTTACGCTCGCTCATTCGACACTCATCACACCCCTTCCAAAATAGCGCAATTTCATCTCTCGAAAGTGTTCGCTTACCCATCCCTTTTTTCAAACCAAAATCTCGCCCCGTTAGCTCTGATAGTGGATTTGTTGTCAGAAGCTGGCGCTTCACTGCCCAAGAATAACACTGCTTACCGTTGCTGATGATCCGCCTGGTCACCTCGGAATAGGCTTTAGCCAGATTGTCCAAAATGGTTAGCCAGTTATGCACTGTGATATCGGCCGCCGGGTATTTTCCCAGACGAGGGAAAACATGGATCTCAAAGGAGCGCAGCACCTGTGCCTCATTGCCTTTCTGGATACAAACTATGCCGTGCCACTCTCGGAATAATTGTTCGAAAGTATATCGAGTGGAGATCTTCCCGCGCTCCAGGTCACGCTTAACTTTTGGGTTGTCTCCGCCCACCAGCACAGAAGCCCATCTTTCAACATCATCACGTGCAGCTTTTAGGCTAAGAGCTGGGTAGCTGCCAAGCGTCATCTTGTCTTGTTTGCCGAGGAATCTGTATCGGTAGAAGAAGGTTACAGTTCCTTTTTTGGACACGCGTACCCAAAGGCCATCACGGTCGGCCTTCTCCTCCACTTTCTCACGCTCTTTGTTTAAACACGCTTTCAGGTAACTATCTGATATAGCCAT